ATTGCCATGCGTTTTCTCCCATGTTGCATGTTAATGTCAATGCAGATAATAGCATTTACTAAGGCAAAAAAAAACCCCGCAATGCGGGGTAAAAGTAGCAGTGACATTTAGAGAAGAGATTCAGGTTTGTAAACCTTCCTCTCTATCCCTTGCCTGTAATTATCATTAATCGGCATCATAATTTCAAGACCTCTTTCCTCTGCGGCAATGATAGCGTCACGATCTGTGCTCTTACAGACAACTCGCATTCTTCTGTTGCCTTTATACCTGTAAGCTACAATCTCAATGTTAGTTGCATCAAAGCAGGCCCAAACCTCCTGACCAGTTGCAAGGTGAATATGTTGCGCATCAATCCAGTCAACGCAAAGATAGATCGTCTTATCTGTGCTTCCTGTTATCACAACCGACCCGCGCGTGTAGTCCTTTGCGAGAAAAGACTGTTTACCCTCTTCATCAATGAAAAGCACATTGCACATTTCATCATCAATATCATCGGAATGCACCAGGTAACATGGTAACGCGTGAATGTATCGACCATCTTTAACGCCGCATTCATAATAACCATCTTCAGGAGGATATATCCCTTCATAGGTGCTTAACGGCGTGCGATCAAATTTTAGTGTTTTTGACATAACGCGCTCGCAACATTCATGGCTTGCCTGTTTCCCAAACGAATAACCAGAATCACGAGATACTCGCTTATTTACCTTGATTCTATAGTCCTGCGGAACTTTTCCAAGAAAGCGGCCCAAAATATTGATCACTTCGCTGTAAGGTTCTCCGGTTAGCTTCATGATCCAACCAATTCCAGTATCATTACCGCACACGTTGCAGATCGCACCGCCATCGCCTTTTTTATCGCCAAGTTTATCCGTCCACCTGAAGCGATCCTTTCCGCCACAGTGGGGGCAAGATTGATGCTTGCCGTTAAAAACCTCATTTGGAAGACCGCAAATACTTTGTAGCGCCTCACGCCATAATCCCTGCATATATGGGAGAACATCTTCCTTTTGATAAACCATAAAGTTTTCGTTATTCATATACACCTCAAACAAAAAAGCCTGACAGATGATAACATCATGACAGGCATTGTTTTTAGCAATTAGTGCTTTCAGGTTTATACAGGAATCCGCCAGGTTCATAATCTGACATTCTTACCACTCGCAACATTTCACGTTTATCACATCTCTTTGTGAGCGGTTTACCATTGGAATCAAATCGCAGGTCTGGACGGCAGAATGACGCGCGATAGCCTTGACAACCATATTTCTTGTAATCGTTATGCACCTTTTGAGCGCCAGCGGCTGAAATCATACCGCGAACGCGCCACTGATTTACAGTTTGCTGGCTAACGTTAAGACGTTTTGCCATTGCTGACACACTTCCGTAATACTCAATAAGGATGTCAAGTCGAGCTTTTAGTCCGGCTCGCACTTCATCTTTTAAAACATAGTATCCTGTAGGGCGCTTGCGCTTTTTCTTATCTTTACCCCGTCGAGTTCCGTTATTGCCATTAATTGTGCGTTTGTCAATCTTACCAGTTGATACTGCGATTCGCTGTTCTTTCATTATTCATTCTCCAATAGCATTTTTTGTTAAACGATGATTTAATGATTGTGTATTATACACGCCAAATGGCATTACTCAAAGGTTTTAGAATGATTCCAAACATTGAAAAGCAAATATCAGCACTTGGTGAAGCGGTAATTAAATCCATTCAGGAGCGATTCACTGTTGGCGATATTGTGCCTTACCCTTACCAGTGCGTTGCATACGCTGAGATCGCAAAGCGTATGAAAAATTATGAGCATCCATTCTTTGTTAAAGCGTCCGTATCGGCTGGCAAAACATTGATGTTTGCAATGGTTGCTCACCAGTGCCGGAAAATGGGCTTGAAAATGATGGTCCTTGCTCGCCAGGCTGAGATTGTGGATCAGGATTCTGAAGAGATAACAAATCTTGGCGTGCCTAACTCCATCTATTGTGCAGGACTGAAGACAAAAAGCGCATACTTTCCGATCGTTGTTGGTTCTGAGGGAACTGTAGTTAATGGATTGTTTAAAGCGCTTGGCGACTATGTTCCGCACGTTATCGGGATTGACGAGTGTCATCAGGTTGATTGGGAAGACCTTGCCGACGCCATAGAGAAAGATGAGTCATTTTTACAAATGACGACAAAGAAAGGCGAAAAAGTACCAAATCCAGATTATGACATAACAAAGGGAAGCAGGAACAGAAATACAGAGTTCCTGATTGGTGAGGATGGCTTGCCAATGGAGGGAACAGGCCGCACGCAATACACTGTCATTATCATGGAAATGATGCGCCGCTGCCGGAAAACATATGGTCATGAACTGCGCATATTTGGCATGACTGGATCGGAGTTTCGCGGCGTAGTCCCGATCTTGGTAGAAGACAAAAAACAGAAAGGATTCTGGCGTGAACAGGTTACTAATATTGACACCAACTACCTGATAAAATTCGGTTCTGTTGTGCCAACAAATTTTGGCGACGTTGGCGATCTAGGGTATGACCTTTCAGAGTTTGAGGCATCCAGTGAGGATGGAGTTGCAGATTTTGACGCTAAAACGCTTCGCAGGATGGAACAAAAAATTCATGAAGAAGCGACCATGACAAAGCGCATCATGGCGAAAGTTCACGAGATCTGTAAAAACCGCAACGGCGTACTTGTGACATGTGCAGGAGAAAGGCATTGCAAAGAGGCAGCGGCAGCGTTGCCACCTGGAACTACTTACAGGATCATTACTGGTAAGACTGGCGACAATCAGCGCAAGGAGTGGTTGAGGGAAGCATACGAAGGGAAGGTAAAATACATCTTCCAGGTTCAGGCGCTAACTACTGGCGTTAACGTGCCGTTTTGGGATACGTCTGTTATTCTGCGTAAGATTGGATCGCTAACTTTGCTGATTCAGCTTTTAGGGCGTGGAATGCGACTTCTTAAGAAGTGGCATAAGGAACAAGGATTCAAGAAAGATGATCACCTCGTAATGGATTTTTCAGGAACGATGGATGAGTTAGGCGAGCTTTATTTTGATCCGATACTTGAACAGGCGCAGCATCAGAAGCGATTCAGGAACGGTAAAGATCCGAAGCCGTGCCCTATTTGCGGAACTCTTAACAGCTATTATGCTCGTCGTTGTATGCACGTAGACGAAAACGGCAACAGATGTGAGTGGTTCTTTAAATTCAGGACATGTGATGATCAGATTGACCCGCGCACTAAAAAGATTATTCAGCGCGGTTGCGGAACGAAGAATGATATTGCGGCCAGGGTATGCAGACATTGCGACATGTCATTGATTGACCCTAACGAGAAGTTGAGCGGAAAGCACTACACAAAAAACGACTGGTTTCAGGTGCAATCTTTCGCGGTTGAAATGACGAAAAACCAGAAAGGGATAATATTTAATTATGAGCTTTCCGATGGCATAGACACTTTCAGAGCGAGAGAGATATTTTTCCCTGAATCTGAGAGCCAAATTTGTCGCGCAAAATGGCGAAGCGTTGCTCTTAAGCACATACCAGATCGCCGTGTCGCTGGCATGGTCGCGAGCTACCGCAATGCACGAAAAATAATGCAATATGTGAATCACATCATGCCACCATCGCGCGTTACTCACCGCAAGACTAGCAAGGGCGAAGATAATTTGTACAAGAAGGAATTTAATTATGGCAATGACTGATAAAGGCGATTATCTGGAGTTTTACGAAAGAGATCCGACAGATACACTAAAAGAAGAATCGCACCAGATAGGCGCGTTTCAATGGGTAACTTATGCTCATCCTGAATTGCTGACATGGCATACGAAAAACGAGGGCGACAAGGGGATCGCCACCGCAATGATGGATCAGCAAGCTGGGCTTGTTAAGGGCGTAAGTGATTTTATCATCCTGATTGGATTAAAAGGTCGTTACCCGTTCGCGGCAATTGAGATGAAGCGCGTCAATAAGTCCGGCAAGGGAAAGGCTTCACCAGTCAGCAAGGAGCAAAAAGCATTCTTGCGTCGTGTGCGTGAGCTTGGCGGATTCGCTGCCGTAACCTACGGATATAAGCAATTCATGATCGCGGTAGAATACATGATGAAATAGCACTTTTTGTTAAAACAGGCGCGAAGGATTGCGCCATAATAACACCAGTTCAACAAGCAACAGGAAATTAAGAAATGAGCAAAGAAACAGAAGTGACATTTGAACAAATCGAACGAGAAACATTCATTGGCAATGCTCTTGCTACTGGTGGTCATTACCAGGCTGTTAAACCAAATCAATATTTCAAAGTGACTGGCAACCGCTATAACGGCAGCAATACGCCGGACATTGTGCGCGATTTGTGGTCTACTCCGTCTGAGCTTGTCGCATGGATGGAAAGCGAATACGGTGATTATGACATCGACGCGGCGGCGAGCAAAGAAAATGCTGTATGTGAAAAATTCTACAGCAAGGAAACAAATTGCTTAAAGCGTTGGTGGGGTAGTAATAAGCATATCTGGCTTAATCCACCGTACAGCAATATTACGCCATTTGTTAAGAAGGCGATTGAGCAAATGGAGCACAATAACCAGATCGACATTCTGTTACCTTGCGACACATCAACAGGATGGTTTTATGAAGCGCAGCAGCGCGCAGCGGAAATCATCTGGATCACTGGCGAAGTTTACCAGTATGGAGGAACAGAATATTCCCGTACCGGACGCCTGGCGTTCACTTCAGCGCTTACAGGTAAACCAGTGCAGGGTAACAATAAAGGAAGCGTTATTTTCATCATGCGCGAACTTAAAGAAGGTGAGCAGCAGAAAACTCGATACGTTAAAATCAGCGACATTTGCCCTTCGGTGGCAGACCGTCGCGCACGGAAACGGAGCTAAAACAATGCAGAAAGAAAGAAGCGTTTATTTAAATGAAACTGGAGAGTGGTTGTTATTTCGCGCTATGGTTTGCGAGGCGCTTGATAAAAACGATTTCATAAAGCCGCTATTAGGTTGCGATCCGTGGGAGTTTACAAGCGCTCTTGACATGAGCTTTGAGGAAACAAGAAAACTACCGCTTGAAAAATGGCATGAGCAGATCGGTAAAGACTTGCAAGAGTTTTACGAATCAGCGTCAAAATAGCACTTTTTGTTAAAACGCCAGGCCTTGTGTCTGGCATAATTATTTCATCAAAACGAACAAGAGGAAAACAAAATGGTTGTTTACGATCCACGCGCTTTTAAAATTGCTCAAGAAGTTTCACGCGAATCTGTTGCTGGCGGTTCGGTTAACGGCTATCAGTTTGATTGGTCGGCAGCAATGACCTTGCTTAAGGTTGCATATGGTCACGAGCCAATTGAAACAGCGGAGGAATATTATAAGCATGAAGGTTGAACAAGGCAGGCAGGCCGTATGGGATCACGCAAAGGAGTGCGGTATCTCTGAAGACATAGCCAGGATAGCAAAATATTTTGATATTGCTGACATAAGCATTATCAGCGGCGACAAAATGACATTTCTCAATGAACGACCGCGCAAGATGCATCGCGTACCAGCAATACCAACAAAGATTGATTTCAAAGAGGCTATGGCGAAAATTCGCGAGCCGCGCAAATACTACAAATGAGGATTATTATCATGTGGCGTTTGTTACTTTTGCCCTTACCTGTTATGATGGCGATCTCTATTGTATACGTTGTCATAATGAGATAAGGAGAATTTTTGATGAAGCAAATCAAAATCACAGATGAACAATTTATCAATGAGCGCAAGCAGGGAAAGACATATAAGCAGATCGCTAATGAGTATGGTATGAACGTTCGCAGCATTGAGCGACGCGCGGCACGATTAGCAAAGCAAGGTAAAGTTACAACCATCGGATCACCTGGTTTTGGTGTTACTGGAGAATCAAAGCTAATTGATAAAGATGGCAATGTGGTTATGACATGGATTAAGACAAGCAAGGACCGCGAACAGCTAGAAGCATTAATGCAGGCAGCTATGGATGCATTTAGCGAAGAAGTTCCGCGACTTGATCCGCAAACGGAATCACAAAAGGATTATAGCGAGACGTTATCACTGTATCCGATCTTTGATATGCACCTGGGCGCAATGGCGCATAAGCATGAATGCGGAGAGAATTGGGATACAGCAACAGCAGAGCGCGTAATGAATAATTTCATTGATTATTCAATCCAGTGCGCGCCGGATAGCGAAAAAGCTGTTTTGCTGATTGGTGGCGATATGCTTCACAGTGACGGACTTGAAGCAGTTACACCTGCAAGCGGTCACGTATTGGATCAAGATAGTCGATACGCAAAACTTGTTTATGTTGCCATCCGGTCAGTGCGTCGAGCAATAACAAAGCTGTTATCAAAACATAAAAACGTAGAGATTCAGATCATTGAAGGCAACCACGACCAAAGCGGCATGATCTGGTTGCGCGCAGCAATGGCGGCAGCATATGAGAATGAGCCGCGAGTTCATGTTGATGTATCTCCGCGAGTAGTTCATCACACACAATATGGCAAAACATTCCTTGCATACCATCACGGGCACACTATACGCAAGCCTGAAACATTGCTCATGATGTGCGCGGCAGACTGGCGCGAAGACTTCGGCAATTCAAAAATGATGTATGCTCACGTAGGGCACTGGCATCATCAGACAGTAACTGAAACAAGCCTGGGCATTGTTGAAGTGCATAGCACTATGGCGGCAAAAGATGCATATGCGGCGCGCGGTGGATGGCGTTCCCGTCGCCGTGCGGCTGTTATTGTTTACGATAAAGAATACGGAGAAGTTGGGCGATTTATGCATTATCCAGAAATTGCCGATTGAACTTTTAATAATTAAAATAACAATATAAATCATAAATTTAATTGGGCGAGGCATTTTGCTTCGCCCTTTTTTTATTCCTTTTTGTGCGTTCAATGGTTAGGATACAGTCAATTAATTGTTGACTTTTATCTACAGGAGATCTAATCATGAAAGATTTTTTAAACGCTGCAACTTCCGGAACTGGCGGCGCGTCAATCACTGGCGCGGTAACTGGTCAAACAACCATCGCAATAGCCAGCTTAGTTTTGATGGCTGCATTTGGTATGTGGGGCGCTTATCTTCGTTGGCGTGATAGTAAGGCGCTACGTGACGCGCTTGAATGCAGTGATATTAAGAAAGCTATTGAGATCAGAGGTAAATAATGAGTATAAAACAAAGAGTGACCGCTGCGGCTTTCGGCGTTGCTCTTGCTCTTACTTCTCCATTACTGGAGGAAATAGAAGGAGTAAAACATAAACCGTACAAAGATATTGCTGGAATATGGACGGTTTGCGCCGGAATAACTGGACCTGACGTAATGCCAGGTAAAACATACACACAGAGAGAGTGCGATGCGCTACTGGCAAAGCATATCAAGATCGCAAAGGATGAAGTTGATAAACGTGTAAAGGTTGATATTCCTGATACAATGCGCGCGGCAATGTATTCATTCACATACAATGCTGGCACTGGTGCTTTTAGAAATTCAACCATGCTTAAGCTGATTAATAACGGTCGTTATATGGAAGCGTGCAATCAGTTATGGCGATGGACAAAATACACCAATCCAAAAACAGGAAAGAAAGAAACGTCTAAAGGACTGCGCAACCGCCGCGCGGTGGAATTTAAATATTGCATTAAGGATCTGTAATCATGAGAAAGTTATCAGCAATCGCGATCGCTGTTATTTTGTCTGGATGTTCAAGCGTTACGCCACTGACCGGATTAATCGGTAGTAAGCCGGAAATCACAGCACAGGCAGGAGCGGAGAACGTAAAGCAGACCGTTGGCGTTACCGCAAAACAGGACAACAGCACCAAGCAGGATACGACCATTAAGGAGTCGAAAGTTGACACGGTTGATACTTCAAACAAAAAGGAGATCAAAACGTCAACCATTCAGGCCAATACCATCAAGGCTGATAAAATCCAGGTGGTACAGGGTAATAACGGAAGATGGTACGACCCCGTAATCATATGCGTGGTTGTGCTCCTTGTGCTGATTTGTCTTTACTGGAGGGAAAAGAAAAAGGAGGCTTAACGCCTCCTTTGTTTTTATGCATCGGGCCATTCGTGGGAATGGTTTGTTAATTGTTGGTTTTCTTGAAACTCAATATCGTAATGACCAGCCATCACGCGCCTTGCCATATCTTCAACATATTCTACAGCCTGCTCGCGTGTCCATGAGTCGGCTGGGAACTTTGTAGGAATTTCAGTAGTAGTTCCGTTTTCATGCTTGACAACCAGCGCCACGGTGAAAAATTTGTTGCTCATGGTAACTTCCTTTTGTTGTTTCGTTTCGATGAAATAAATATACCCGATTCGAGATCGGGAGTTTTAACAAAAAGTGCTATTCAATACGCTTTACAGTAACCAACAAAACGCCGTCCTCATCACACAAATTATGCTCTGATATGTTAAACGCTCGCATGTCAGAATGAATGAGCGTCAACATTGAGTGCATGAAATCGTCATGTGAGATTGAACTTACGGCGCAGAACTTCAATATTTTGTCTATTAGCATTTGACGTAAACAATTCTTCATCGCTCATTTCTCCGATCCTTAAAACATCCCTTACCCATTCATTTTGCATACCTTCCAGGCTGTAAAGTTCAAACGAGAAAGGGCGATTTGCTGATCCTTTCTTACACCAGAACTTTCCACCAACTCCATCAAGATAACCAGCGGTCATCATTCTTGCGCAAAACTCTTTTGAAACGGCAGTCGCAAACATTCTCGGCGTAAATCCTGCGGCCCTTGCGAGCCGCTCACATTCTCTATGCTGAAATATAAATTTCGCTATATGTTGACGTGTAAACCATTCGAATGACTCACACCAGCGATACAGATCCAGAAGAAACATAATTACCCCAGCAATGTTGGATTTACAAAAACAACGCCATTAATCACACAAATATAATTTCTTTCTTCAAGCATCGGCAGCAGTTGCGTTTCCATACGCTTCATTACGCCAGCCTGTCCAACAAACGGCTTAACTTTTCGTGCAGCCTCATATATGGCGCGCACATTCAAGATTCCCTTATTAGCCTTGCCGTGTCGAGTGATGATCTCGATTAGTTTACCCATTTCAGCATCATCACCAGCATAGCCAGAAGCGTTGGCGGCGCTAATGTATGTTTTGCTCAACTCGCTAAACATCAGCAATGCTTCCTGAACAGTTTCAACCTCAATCTCTTTCGACTTTTGAGGGTATCCACCAGGATTAAACCAGTTGCGGATAGTGTGCAAAACTGAAGCAATCCTGATCACCTGCTTATCCATTTTGCCAAGCGCACCGCGCAGCATTGTATGCGAATACTTTCCACCATCAGCAAGGTGCGGTTCCATCTCCTGACGAGCCATGTTAAGAACTCGCATTGCTGATTTGCTGATCTTAAGCTGGATGTTTGATTCGCTCATGATGTTATGGATCAGCTTAAAATATTGGCTTTTCAGTTCTCCATCAACAGGCTCATAAGTAGAATCACCGTTATCATCAACAAACTTTCTACGGCCTAAAAATGATTCCTCACGCACAAGCAAATAACGCTCACTCACACCGATACCGCGCGATCCTGCATCCATGATGGCATTGATTGTTTCATCCTGAGCAATCACCGCCATACACCCAAGAGCTTTAAAACTCATATTGTTGTCAGCGTTTGCACGAGCTATAGAAACATGACCATGATCCCATGCTTTCAGAACAAGTTCGCTGTTGGTTTTACGTTCGCTATTGGCATATGTCAGACCTAAAAGGCTGTTAATACTCGTTGCCTCATCTGAAATCACAGCAAAGTTACCCTGGCGATTGTTGATTCTTGCAAGTCCTTCCGGCGTGGTGTCGGACACAGGGAAAACGATGTCACACATCTTTTCCAGTTTTTCTTCCAGATCTTCTTTCTCCTGGTACAGAGATTCCATATCAGCGCCGGAGCGCTCGCTTTTCATCTCTTTTGCAAGACCTGCCAACTTTGCCTGAATCTTTTTTCTTTCCTTTTTTCGCTGATCGTTAATTCTTTCCACTTCTGCAACCATTGGAGCAAGTGCCAGGCTGTTAACGGCAGATTTACCAGTTGAAGGAGGCTGGCTTGTGACAACATAAAGAGCGGTCGGCTGATCCGTTCCGTGATACTCAACCGTGAAGCGCCCAAGCATTGCAGCAGACACGCAGCCGATAAAATGCATATAGGCCGATGATTCAGGGAATTGAACAGAGCGAGCAATGTTGCGCGCCAACTTTCCAACAACATCAACATCATTGCCAAGAGAAATCACAGGGTAGCGATCGTTTCCGTTATTAACATCATTAACCTCACCCCAAAAGCTGGACGATTGACGGTATCCGTTAGCCTGAATGGACACGCGCACCGGAGACAATCCTTGTGCATCAGCTAATTCGATAATTTGTTTTGGTGTTAGTTTATTGGTTTCAAACGAAAAATTCATTGGTGATAACTCCTTTTTGATGCGGCAATAATACCGCACCAATGCTACCCGCATTTAACAAAAAATGCTATTTGATCCGCTCTATGCTAACTAAGATTTTTTCTGGTTCCTTTGCACTATGGCAATGCGCGGTTACAGAATCAACAAAATCAAAGTAAAGTGATTTGTGATATGAGAATCCAATCAGCCACCCAACCATCGTTTTCTTTATTTGCCTGACTATATCGCCAGGCTTAAAGGTTTTTGTTGCCGAATGAGTCACCTTATAGCGATATTCAGCCTTGATCACTTATACATAGCCTCAAACAAATGACAGCCACCAGCGGAAAATCCAACTTCTTCGCGGTATAGCGTCCAGCGGTCGCCAGCTTCATCAAACACATAACCAGCAACAGCACCAAGCGCGCGGCCTTGCTCAATCTGGTAGCGCTTTCCTTCTTTGAAATGCTTTTTACAAGGGATCTTGTGATCTACAAAGGTGCATTTAATTGTTTTTGTCTTGATATGACGATAGTCAGACTCAACAGCGTTTTGCCACTTGCTACCCTTTGTAATGCTCTTTACCTGGAATTGTTCCAACTCGATCACATCATCGCTACCAGCAATTTTTTCGTATACAGCTTTATAACGACCGTTCATCAAAACGTTGGTTTTATTGCAGATAACTTTCATCGTTTATTTCTCCTTTCGTTTCGGTGAAATGATTATGCCAGGCTTTTACACCTGGCTTTTAACAAAAAGTGCTATTTTGCGTTTGCTTCAAAGACGGCGCGAGCAAAGCCGCGCGGAGTGAGGGAGCGGATCATCTTTGTGCGCGATGATTTTCCGCCAGTTTTGGCCCAACCAGGATTATCCTTGTCGTCCTCTTTAGGAAGGATTGTTGCGCGCGGAGGAATAACAAATCCGTTTCCAGTCCAAAGGCATGTTTTCTTAAAGTACCGATCGCGCGCAGGAATAATATCAGGAAAGTCGGGATGTTTATCATCTTCCGGCAGATAGCCAGCATAATCGCACGGATGGAACGTATAATCAGGCTTGCGCCATAACGTTGACAGCTTGCCTACAGGATTCTCTATCATGTACGGAACACCGAAATAATCAGCGATATGCGCAGCAATTTTGCAAGTGTCGGCGGCCTCATCCTGGAAAGATGGATTCTCAAGGCGTTTTTTGGCCCAATGGCGAGATCCGCTATTTGCAAGGTCAGTGCATGGAGGGAATGCCATAATAAAATCAGGCTTACCCCAATTTTCAAGTTTTGCGGTATATTTGAATAGCTCATCAATCCACACATTAACGTAAAAAATATTGTCGTGGATTATGCGCACTGATTGGTAATCTCCGTGATCGGCATCATCGTAATTAAAGCAAATGCATTTATATCCAGCATCAGCCCAATCTTTAACGGCTTTACCAGATCCATCAAACAAAGAGAATATTAAACCTTTATACATTTCATCACCTCAAAACGGAAAGCATCTAGGACAGTTCGGATCAAAATTGCAACCACAATCATTAACAATCATTGTTGGATCTGCAAATGCAGCGCCGCACTCATGGTCCATATCCATTTCACCCAACGCATCATCAAGCGTCCTGATTTTATATGCGACTTCAAGCGCGGCCTCTTTATTCAGTCCGGCATCTTCTGCTTTTTGCAGTCGCTCAAAAAAACCGTCTTGACTCATTTAATAAACTCCTTAACAACAGCAAGAATAATTACAAGCCCAGCAGTAAAAACAAGCAAACCGACAAGGCCAATCATAACACCAAATAAAATATCAAGCGCCTTAATCATTTATTCACCATTGATAAAACGGGAGGCGGAAACCTCCCATCGATTAATCATACAGCCTTCCAGCTTTCAATAAACATGCTGTTTTCTTCCAGCAGTTTAATCAATTCTTCGCGCGTATATTTGCGGATTTTACTACCTGGATGTGATCCAATAACAAACACACCTTTACCACTCGTGATGGTTAACTGGTTGATTCCGCAAGATTTATCCATTTTCACAGCGACGCGGTGATGTGCATCAACAGTGTGCATGATGTTAGTGACTTTAGCTTTCATTATGCGATCCTCATTGTACTTAGTGTAGGACATTATATTTACTTCAAATTCTCGATCTTGTTATTGCCAATTGAAGAATGAACGCAACGCTCTTGCGTCTCCTTGTCGCCATGAACATCAATATAATAACCCGGTATGACAGTAAAAAACCAATTACCACGCCAGAAGAAATAAAGGCCGTGCTTGCTTCCTTTCGCGCATTTATTTGCATTTTTAGGTATTGGAAGTCCGTGTACTCTCCGCAATTCTACATTCTTTTTAAAGTTTGGCATTACACAACCTCCATAATAGTATTGAATCCACGCAGTTTGAAAGAGTTTCCATGTTTAACAACGTTCCATGTCAGGCCGGAGTGATACGCAACCATATCATCAAGATCAATTGTGATGATAGCGCCTTTCTTAAAGATTCCTTTCTCGTGAGTTGTGTCACGCTGTACAACTTTAACATCAACTTGATTTTCCATTTTTAAATCCTCGTTCGTTGTCGATGCGCTTAATATACCAATCAGAGGCGCATCGGTTTTAACAAAAAGTGCTATTCAACAACAGATCCAGTTAAAGAGATAAGCTGCCTTGTGATCTTGTGTCTGCGATATTGGCGCGCAACAACCGGAAGATTTTCACCGCTCTGATGACCGAAACAGATCGGCAACTCACCCTCAAGAGAGCGGAAGCCGCCAAATTCAAGATCCCTCACTGGCTTTGAGCGCCATGCTTCAATAAATCCGCGCTCGTCACGCGTGATATATCGGTATATGTTCGGGAGGGGCAATTGTATCCCCTCAAAATCCACGGTATCGGTATAGCTGTAAAACTTAGAACTCATAGTCAATAACTCCAAATTCGTTAACAATTTGCGCCTTATAGAATCCGCCATTTTTCGCCAGGTTGTAGCAGGCCGCTACAGTTTCAAATTCGCGCACTTCCGGCTGGCTGTTTTCATGTTCCCAGGTAATCAGAGTAACCATTTTCAAATCCTCGCATTCGTTGTCGATGTGTGTAATGTACAGGAATACGAGGATTGAGTTTTAACAAAAAGTGCTATTAGTCCAGGAATTCGATTTCGCGCTCGCCAGTTAACGGATCTTTAATCCAGAATCCGAGCGCCTCACCGTAAATACCGCCATAGAATCCAAGCGCCGACAGATCCTCACCTTTAACAAATACCAGATCCCCGCTACGGCTTACGTGAGATACGTTAACGATAACCGGAAAGGTGCGATCCTTAAATGCAGGCCGCAGGGCGTAACACCCGTTATTGAGCAAACGTGCTTTGCGCTTAACTGGAATAGGTGCATTGATTCGCGCCATCTTTATTTCTCCTTCATTGTTGATCGTGTTTAACGGCAATCAAAACATCACAGGACTCGTTAATGAATTTTGCCATGCGCTTATCATCACCAACAGGGATTAGCGCGTTAAACTCGCGTTTGCTACTGAATACCGTCACTTTATGAAATGATGCGAACGGCATCGAAGGGAACTCGACGGTTTGCGTCAATATACGCAATCCCATCCTTTTGGCCCTTACCTGGGCCTCAGCGAGTTCAAAATCCACTTCACTAATCATTTCTTGATCTCCTCAGCAATAAACTTCAGGACTTTGCGCAAAAACACTTCATTATTGATGGTCGCTGGCAATTCTTCTTTTACTTCTTGCGGCAGGTAAACGTTGCCATGCCAGGTTAAGCAATCGTAGTTGATACGATAAGAGCAAAGCCACTCGCAATCGTTATCCGCTTCCCAAATGCAGAGTTGCAGAACATCACCGAAATCCTCAACAGTCAGATCCAGACCGTGACGCTTTGCAAAGTTGAAAGTGGTTTTGCTGATGTTCATTTGCTTTCTCCTGATGGGTATCTCGTTTCGATGTGTGCATTATGCCGAATCCAGTCAGGCACGTTTTAACAAAAAGTGCTATTTGCTTACTGGTCATTATTCCATCTATTCCATTAACCAGGAATAACAGGAATAACTCATTCGCGATCACCTGGATTGGGAGACTTTGAGTTTGGTCAATTTTAATCAAGTGATTAACTTTTTGTGTGGAGGGGATAGAGAAACGCGGTCCTCTTGCATCCTTTCCGGCAATCCTGGCGCGCGCATCTGTTATTTCTGTTCCCCATGTTATCTCAAATAAGCCTCCGCACTTTCAGATAACAGAATCGGCGTTCATCAACAAAAAGAACAAAATAAAATTTATATATATACCCATAAAATCAATAAGTTAGTTATATATGTATTTATATTTGTTATTTACTGTTGAGCTTGTTCTATGGGTATATGGTGGAGTGGTATTGTTTGTGGTGATATGTATGTGTGATTGTATATTTTTTAATCAATGGTGATGTGTGGTGATTTTTGTATGTATATATATGGGTATGGAGCAATCCTCCGTCAACCAAGTCAACAAGGTCATTTTTAACAGAAAAACCAATGACTTAACTGAAGAATTTTGTTATCTTTAAACGCGCCACATGCCAAAAATTGTTATTAAAACACAAAATATATTGACATGTAGGAAAGGCAAAGCAATAATGCATCCAGTTTAAACGCAACAAAAGGAGTAGACGCCATGAATGAAGAAAATATTAGTTCTATGTCGCGTAGTGAGTTCTGCGATATGCTTCGCGACTTAGGCGCGGCAATTGGTAGTGGTGAGCGTAATAATGTATTCATGCCAGCGCTTTTTTTGTGCGCTAATGTGGAGAACGGCGAAGCAATTACGGCATCGTACATGCGCCAGGTTGTCAACCGTGTACCTGAAGTGAAGCAAAAAGGCGTGATCAGCATTAAGCGCAAGGTGACTGATGATGGTGATGGCTTTGTGTTTACGCTCACTGAAGCCAAAAGCAAGCCTCGCGTTCTGACTGGTGAAGAAATCGACGAGATCGCAGAAAAGCGCGCAGAGAAGGCGGTAAGCAAAATTCTTAATCACCTGGTAAACGTAATGCCAAATATCACAGACCTGGAAGGCGACAAACTTGCTGGAGCGTGTGAGGCTATCGGGCGCTACCAGGATATGATTCGTAAACTCGCTGGAGGAAAAGAGGATGAATAAGGCATTAATTGGAGTTTTGATTGCAATTGCTACCCTGACCGGATGCGAAAAGGCATCTGAATCAACAGTTGTCGTAGGAGTTGAGTCAGATTTCAAAGTCGGTCGCCTGTTCACTGTTGACGGATGCACGGCATACAGATTCTATGATAACGGTCACGCGATCTATTACACCAACTGCAAGGGCGCGACTAGCTGGGAAGTGTCAAAAAGCAACGGCAAGGTCACGACAACGGAATATATGACCGTCGATACAAAATAGCACTTTTTGTTAAAACGCCAGGCGCAAAGCCTGGCATAATAGCCTCATCGAAACGAGATTGAGGAAAACAAAATGGCACGTCGCATCACCAAAGACCTTAAAGTCCTGAACAAAGAAAACGTAGTTAAAATCTTGGTTATCTGGGGATACAACGAAGAAACAGCAAAGCAGAAGGTCGAGGCAGGTTATGACATGGCTGTAAAAGCAATGCCAAACGACGACGCCAAAGGCATTGCAAACTATGTAGCTTTCTTTTAATTAGCAGGTGAATAAATGAAAACGAAATTAGTCCATAAATCAGAAATCAAGATCGGCGATACTGTGATTCACAACGGCGAGCTTAGGACGGTTGGCAAAGAGTCAATAAGCCACGATGAATTTATGGGGATCTTGTTGTTCGGTGACTCTTATCGTCTAGGTTATAAAATGGTTGAGCTTGTGGAAGAGGTAAAATTCTGAATAGCATTTTTTGTTAAAACTCAAAAACGATAACCAGGCATAATAAATCACATGGGGCGGCACGGCGTCGCCCACAAAACCAATCAGGAGAAGCACCATGTTAAAACTTGCTAACATCAAATTCCCAATCACCTTCGAATCTCGTGGCGTTGGTCATTACACGTTCACAGATAAGAACACTTGTCATAAGGTTTGGTCGCATAGCGACAAGCCAGAGCCATCAACTATGGAAATTGAGCACTTCATTGATGCGCACAATAAACTATACCACTCATGCAAAGACTATGGCTATGCAATGCCAGGATACATCTGTTTGCACTATAAGCCATACAAGGGCCAAGTGTTACCAGTGCGCTCACCGGAACGCTCAGAGATTCCGATGGTCGAGATGAAAACCTGCGACTATAAAAAATTGTGGTGCTTAAGTGTGGACAATATCAAGTATCCGATCACTTTCCGCTCCGCTGGTAATTCAACGATTCGCTACACATCGCGGGACAATGGTGTTTATAGCGATGGTCAGAAATCAGAGTTTAAGGTGGATTTCTTTGTTAATGGTCATAATAAATACAATCCGCACAATGAAAAAGATAAGATTTACTATGTGGAAGACATTACAAAACACTTGTTTGGAGATGCGCCAATCGGTGGCGGTAAATCATATTTTGCTCAGGCTATAGATAACGCTGCGCGACGTATTGGTGAACAGATTCACAGTCAAACAATTAAGGCGTCAGGAGGCTGGCGTATTGATAAGAGCGGCATTGCCTGCCAAGAAATCGTAACGCAGGGCGCGATTGAAGACATGCCGCTTGGCGCTTCAATCATCGGCATCAAAGACGACAACGGCGACTGGCAGGATGTTTCATTCCCTGTTAAGCAGATCGAAGTACACGACGACCTGATTTGCCTACTGGCGCATCATGGCAGCTACAAGGGCAAAGCCTTTGCCGCAGAGCTTAACATCAAGCGCGGAACGATGGTTAAGTGGAAGGCAAAAGTGTAAATAGCACGAATTGTTAAAACTCAAATGTGGGGCCAGGTATAATGGCCTCACTTTCAACGAAGGGGATAAAACGATGTACATTAACAAGAAGATGAAATGCGTTTCCGTTAACTATGGTTGTGCTGGAATGTTCAAGCCTGGCGAAATCTATACGGCGCAAAAACTGAAATCATCAACCGGATCCTTTTACGTGAGCAATAGTAAAGGGCATCGCATGTTCCTGAACGGTGGCGAAGGCACTAAGGTTATGGCGCACGCTATGGTGATTGCTGAATTTGAGGAAGTGAAAGATGAAAACAAATAAGCGCGTCAAGCACAGGTTTACTGATAACCACGGCGACGCGATCGATGTATACAAGTTCGGCGATCGCGTGTTTATTGACGGCACGTTTGAAGGTGGGCGCAGGCCGGACTTTAGGTCGATACTCACCATTGACCAGGTGCGCAAGCTGGCGGATAAGTTAAATGATCTGGCAGATGAAATCGAATACAAGCAAATCCATTTTAATTGATAGGTTTGATAATGAAAAAATATGAATTTGAACTTTGGGGAAGCAAATACCATTTTTCCACGAGCAAGCCGATTGTTGTCGTTGACCTTGACGGCACGTTGTCCGATGGCACACATCGCTTGCATCTGCTTCCGACAGAAGATTTGCACCTTACAGAAAGCTGGTCTGATTTCAATAAGGCGGCTGTTGGAGATTCGCCGATTAAGAGCACGGTTGCAGTGGTTAACGGATTATGGATGTCAGGATTTGCCATTGTTATCCTGACCGGACGTAGCGACGAAGTGATGGCGGATACCTGCAAGTGGCTTAGTGAAAGCGGCGTCAAGTACGATGCGTTAATCATGCGCCGCAAGGAAGACAACCGCAAAGATACGATCATCAAAGAAGAAGTATTGCGCGCTATCGGCCTGGAAAACATCGTGTGCGCTTTTGATGATTCGCCTAACGTGGTTAAGCACTTCCGCAGCCTGGGAATCACAACCTATCAGGTCACTGAATACGACAAGCCACATAGTCACATCCAATCGCACGGCGTGGACTAAATAGCACTTTTTGCAAAAACAGATTATCGGGCTTGCGGTATAGTAAGCCCATCGACAACAAACGAGGATTAAATAATGACTAATAAAGTTGAGTTTTTCAAAGCGGTAGACAAGATTGACGGCGCGACAAGTTTCTTTGCTATCCATTCCATTGACGGCGAAGACGTTGCATACAACGTGATTAGTCGAGACGGTATATCAAAACTTAGTGACCTTGTGGGTTATATTGTGGCAAACGGGAAATGTGCATGGCCCGATTCTCCACGAGAGCCACGCCGCCGCGACATGCAAAATCCAGTTCTGCTTTACACGCTGGTAATTGAAGGAGTCAACAAATGATTTGGTTACTTGTATTTTTAGTGGTTTTCTTTTATATTTCAGGTTTATTCATCTTCCGCGCATTGGTTAAAGAGTGTGATTGCACTGATAAAGATCAGCCTCTTGTTCTGATGTTCTGGTTTGTGTGGTTTTTGGTGGCGCTTTACCAGATTGTACGGGATGAAAGCGGCTTTAAGTGGTGATTCTTACTATAGCGCATTCACGCAGTGCGCTATGTTGAGATAACAACATGAGATCATGAAGATGCGAAACTTCGAAAAAATCGTATCCAAAAAGAAGCGATACAGCTACCACGAGCACCAAGAGATGAATCAACGCTATCGCAATAAGCGCCAGCGCAAAGGTAAACATTCCGGTAAACATGGAGAAAATCAATATGAAACGCGACATTATCATTCTTAACGGACCGCCAGGAGTTGGCAAAGATACGCTTGCGGCATACTTAACGGGTCATCGTTACGCAGCGGTTAAAGCGTCATTTAAACAGCCTATGTTCGATATTGCATTCTCCATGCTTGGCGTTTACCGATATGACGAGTTCATTGATCTGTATAACGACCGTGAGCAGAAAGAAAAGCCTCAAGCAATCTTGCAAGGTAAGTCTCCGCGACAATTCATGATATGGATTAGCGAAGAAGTCATGAAGCCAGCTTTTGGCGAGCAATATTTTGGGAATCGCATGGTTGAGCAAGTACACGAGATGTACAGAGATTTAGCTGTTGTAATTAGTGATGGCGGATTCCCTGAAGAAATCAAACCTCTCGTTAAGGCAGGTCATGAAGTGCACATTTGCCGACTGCATCGCGAGGGATTCACGTTTGATGGAGATTCGCGAAACTATATTGACCTGAGCGGATACCATCACCGAGTCAAGCATTACGACTTCACAATGACTGATGGCGAGCCAGAAAAGACTGTTGACGAGATCATCAAAACGGTCCAGTGGAAACACATTAAGATCAAATAGCACGAATTGCTAAAAGCGGGGCGCAATGCCTCGCTATAATGCAAACACCAATCAACGAGAGGAAATCATCATGGTAGAGTTAAACGACATTCGCGTTGGAACAAAATTTCGCGTAACCTGGGCAGATGAATATTGCGGCGTTAGCAAGGGCCAGGTTGTTACTGTGGATAGTATTTATCGCGGATGCAGCAAAGGCTTTCGCCGCCCACGCATCAAGAATGGCTATATCATTACTCGACGTTTTGGCTTTGATCATTATTGCGTAGTGGCGACTCAAGGAGTTTTGATTGAGCTTCAGCGAATCAGCGATCATCGAGGCTGTCATGTTAAGACAATGAAAACACCATTTCAGCGAGCGCGATACGATGCGCGCAGGATGCGCAGGCTTGCACGAAACGCGATCAAGTTCAAAAAGCATGGTGGTAACTTTTACCGAATGTACAAAGGGATTGCGCGAAATGCTGGAAAATAACAACAACGCAACCAATCCAAAGCCGCCATTTGATTTTCATGAAATCATGATTGTGTTATTCTTGATTCTCTTAGTTGTTTATTCAGTGAGGGCCGCAATATGGTTTTTAATGCACTAAAACGAATCTTTAAACCTGAATACCGGATAGTTGCTTGCACAGAATGCAAGATTTATTATCTGCAACGCCGCCGCGTTATTGGTGGGGATTGGGAATATCTTACGGATGATGCTTTCGGCTTTTGGGCTATGGAGTTCAATAGCTACAGCGAAGCGCGTGAATACGCTAAAAAGTTGCACAAGTTCAGACCTTACAAGCTGCGTTTGCTGGTTGTCAAAAAATGCGATGTGTGGGATCACGAATGAAAAGAGTAATTATCATTTTTATTGCCGTTATCGCTGGTTGTTACCTGGCTTATAATTATAGCGGCATTGTTGAGTCAATCGGTGGGTTGATTATCTTCATGGCTGGCAGGTATGCTGGCTATTGTGATGGATTCGAAAACGGAAAGCGTTACATGCTGACCGGAAAAAAGAAGTAATGTTAACCGCGCCGCTTCGGTGGCGCTAAAAGGAGGAGGCAAAATGGCTAAAAGCAATCGTAAAATGTTGATTAACGCATTCGAAAAGGCAGCGCTTGAGCGTGGTTGGAATGACTCATTTCACACAGCAAACTGCATCCGCCGTTACGGATTCAAGAATTGCCGCTCCTGGGCGCGTCAAATGGCTTCATGGTATGATCTTGATGCGCATTACCTTGATATGGATTGCGCCATGGTTGAAATGATTGAGCAGGCCGCACTAGAGGATCGACCATTAACGCAATCTGATTTTGACGATTTTGTGCGCGATGAAATTTATTATATGAGCTAATAGCACTTTTTGTTAAAACTTCCGCGAGGGCATTTGTTAAAGTGTCCTCATTGAAGCGAAACAGAGGAAATCAAAATGAAAATTCGAATCACCAGGGTTGACATTGACCGCAACGACGGAAGCATTACCCTTGAGCAATGCGGGTTCAAAGTTGGTGACATTGTAGAGGTTGGCGGATTCTTTCGCGATGGTTCTTACTGCGTGTTAGCAATCCGCAACACGGAAGAAATTCGAATCGGTGATAACATCGGCGTAAACCATGACGAATGCGAGGTAGTAGAGGAATGATCACGATTAACCTTTCAGAAGAGCAAGCAAAGAAACTCCTGCATGCTGTAGGTTCTCGTGCGCTTTGCGGATCAACTGATGAAATGATGATTGATCATAAGGTTGCAAGAGAGCTTTTTACCCAACTTGAGCAAAAATTCTCACCACGTCCGACTGACGCGGCAGAAACCGCAAAATGGCTTGCTGAGAATGGATACACGGCTTTAAAAGTTCACAACTGGAAGCGAAAGCGCAAAAAGACTGTTGATCGTGTATCTGGTTTTGTTTCTCGCTGCATTATGGTTGATGTGGATAAATTAAAATGATTTACATTCATACTTACGGGGTCGGGAAGTTTGCCAACAAGCAGATCCGAAATATTTACGACACGCTAGACGATGCGAAAGCACAGCAACGCGTTTTGGGTGGCGTAATTCAGGCTTTTGAGTCAGTGGAAGACATAGAGCGCCGAGAGCATTTGAAAGAGATTGTTGTTGATGAAATTTCATCACTAATCGACGACATGACAAATCACGGGCCTGGTTCTCCGTGGGAAGAAGCCGGATCGACGGAGTGGGATTGCGCTAAAGTTGCAACGCTTAACAACTTTCGTGAGTTGCTCGACGATTTTTAATTAAAATTGAATGCCTCATACAGCGAACAGGGCGCATTTTGACGAGGCATTTTTTAGGTAAGGTGATTCAATGGGTAGCTACATAAAACCGTCGCAGTGGTGCGCACAGAAGCAAGAGGAAGCACTAGAACGCGGCGACACTGAAACAGCAATGCACTATTTCGAAATGTACAACTTGTGGAAGGGTAGAGGTCTGTAATGTTTGGAATGAACGAGGCGCAATTCAACGCTGCAAAACGCCAGGCTAAGAAGTGCGGCGAGGCAATGAAGGCGGATGTTGAAAAGCGCGGGAAGTATGTTGATGAAGTTATGAAGGGCATTATTGCCGAACATTATCAGCCAGTTGCGCCAATGCTGACCATTACTCAATTCATCTGGTTATGCGGTTATCTTCGTGGGAGATGGGGAAACGCATTTGACCGCGAATGATTGACAACGATTTCCTGATTGGTTAGCATATTCAGCGTTTACATAAGAGCGGCATTAGTGCCGAACGGGTGGCGCGGTTGCCACGCAACAACGGCGATATGCAGGTTTTTACCGTAAGACGTATCGCCTTTTTTATAGGTGAATATATGGAAAAGTACAAATTAACAATTCTTTTTGGCGGTCTTGTTTTTCATCCTTTCAATGGCTACCACTGCAACAGTTTTACCGTAACTGTATCCGAGGACGACATTGATGATGATGGCGAATTCATTCGAATTGGTGAATGCTTGTACCCAGTGCACAATATCAATTGCATCAAGCGCGAGATCGTAAAAGATGATGTACAAGGTAAGGTTGACGATAAGACGGATGGGGCGTAATTGCTCGTCATGCAAACAAAGTTTTGAATGTGAGGTTGAAGCGCGCGGAGATCTTGAGTCAGCAGCAAGAGCAAAAGAGTTGTCCGGCGCTAATCAAGACACTCACCAGTTTTCAATAGATCTTGTAAGGAAAATGTCATGAGTTCTGTAATTATTGGTTTGGTTGCTTTAATCATTGGTGTTCTAATCGGCTTTGTTGCTGTATCTTTCGTGGTGGCTGTTGGTGTTCGCTATAAGTCAAAAAAGGGTGAATTTGCTTTAGCGTTTTGGGATGAAGATCAGAAAGTTTGGCAGGTTCGCGGTCACTACTTATCAATCGGTGGCAGGATTCACAGCACTATGAAGACAAATCCAGAAAAAGTAAAATACAAGTATTGAACAACTACCCGCCAAATGGCGGGTTTTTTATTGTCTGCAATTTGTCTATAATGAGTCTTTGTTATAAAGGAGGGCGCATTATGGCTAAAAACGTTGAGCCAGCAGTAAAGGCTTGCAATTTTAAAAAACTATATAATAAGCAATATGGCGATATTGCAAAAATGACAAAGGCGCACAAGTACACGCCGGAACAGGTATTTGATCTGGCTGTACGTTACTTTACGTGGGCGGAGGAAAACCATATACAGGCTGCGGAAACGGCATCCTTTCAGGGTAACGTATACGAAAGCAAGATTCACAAGCCGCGCGTGTTCACCTTAAACGGATTCCGATTATTCGCTGGTCTTTCTGCTTCCGTGCTTGAAAAATGGCGACGTGAGCCAGGATTCAGCGATGTTATGGACTTTATCGACGGCGTTGTTTACGAGCAAAAATTCCAGCTTGCCGCAAACAATATTGTTAACGCCGGATTCATTGGTAAGGAGATCGGCATTGAAAAGCCAGCTACCGTTACCATTGAGAATAACACAAGCGCCAGCGTTGACGCTGTAACGGCGGAGGAAGTCAAAGAGGCGGTAATTGACATTCTGGAGAAGATATAATGCTGATTTGGGAAGACTTAACAGCGGCGCAAAAACGCGCCATTAAGGAAATGAGCGAATATTCATTCGAAAAGATGATCCGCATTTGGTTTCAACTTCTCCAGGGGCAAAGGTTCTTAGGAAACTGGCATTTCAGTTACCTATGCAGCGAAGTTGAAAAAATAATCAAAGGCGAGTCACAGAATGTAATTTTCAACATAACGCCAGGCAGTGGTAAAACAGAGATATTCTCGATCCATATGTCACCTTATGCGTCATTGAAAAGTAAGAAGGTGAGAAATCTTAATTTGTCGTTTAGTGATGGCCTTGTCCAGCAGAATAGCAACCGCATTAAGGAGATTATTGGTTCTCCAGAATGGCAGGAGCTATGGCCTGGAAAGCTGGCAAAGGCGAGCGCAAAGGATTTGATTGTAACCGATGGCGGCAAGGTTAAATTGCAAGTTAACTCGCGTTCTATCGGTGGTCAGGTTACTGGTCTGCGTGGCGGCTACATGGATGATGGATTTACTGGTATGCTGGTTCTTGATGATCCAGACAAACCGGATGATATGCTTTCTAAGGTAAAGCGCGAAGCCGGACACATGCGCCTAAAGAACACGGTGCGATCACGTCGAATGAAGGACACAACGCCAATCGTAATGGTCCAGCAACGGCTACACGTCAATGATTCAACATGGTTCATGACAAACGGCGGCATGGGCGGCATCCAGTTTAAGGTGGTCAGTATTCCGGCGCTCGTTACTAAGGAATATCGCGAAACGCTTCCTGATTGGTTAAAGCCTGAGTTTGATCGCGATGTTTTGTCCAGTAAGCCAGTGATGATTGATGGTGTTGCTCATTATTCGTTCTGGCCTGCTAAGGAGAGCGCGGAGGAATTACTTGCACTTCGCAATGCTGATCCGTACACGTTCGCTAGTCAGTATCAGCAACAGCCTGTTGCGCTTGGCGGCAACGTGTTTAAAACAGAGTGGTTTCAGTATTACGGCAGCAGCGAGAAATGCACGCTACCAAAACCGGATCGCTTTGAATATACATTTATCACGGTTGATACCGCGCAGAAAACAGGTGAGCTTAACGACTACTCCGTGATCTGTTATTGGGGGATGTATAAAGATCGCGTTTACTTCATTGATGGTGTTCGCGGAAAATGGGAAGCACCAGACCTTGAGACTAATTTTGTTGCGTTCGTTAATCAGTGCTGGAAGCGCAATAAAGAATGCGGAACGTTGCGAAGGATTCACGTTGAAGATAAGTCATCTGGTACTGGCTTGATTCAGAGCGCAGCGAAAAAAATAATGATCAAGATCAATCCCGTTCAGCGAGATAAAGATAAGGTTACGCGAGCAATGGACGCAGCGCCAGTAATGCGCGCCGGACGCGTAGCACTTCCAGAATCGCATCCTATGCTGGCTGAGATACTCGCTGAAGTTGCGGCGTTTACATTCGATGATTCGCATCCTCATGATGATATTGTTGATAACATCATTGATGCGGTTAACATTGAAATGAACATGGCAGATGATCCGGTAGGAAGAATGAAAAAATTGGCAGGTTTGCGGAACAAATAGCACGAATCGACAAACCAATATATAATCAAAGGCTGGTAAATCCAGCCTTTTTTATTGGAGGAAAGATAATGAGTAAATCACGAATCGTTAAGGCTGACGGCTACAACGAGATATTTAAAGGCGAGAATTGCAAATCGCGAGTAGAGCAACCATTCTACATGCAGTCAATGCCATACAAGACACTTGCTGACTTTTACGAAAAAGACGGCCTGGCAAAAAGGATTATTGACGTAGTGCCAGAGGAAATGGTTTCCCCTGGTTTCACGGTTGACGGAGTGGCAGACGAGGCAGCATTCCGTTCTTTGTGGGATGAGAAGCGACTCAATGCAAAAATTATTGATGCGCTTTGTTGGTCGCGTTTGTTTGGTGGATCTGCAATCATTGCTCTTGTTCAGGATGGGCGAGCGCTCAAATCACCTGTAAAGCCTGGTGCCATGCTGGAAGATGTGCGCGTTTATGATCGTTATCAGATTCGCGTTGAAGCGCGCGAAACTAATCCCCGCAAGGTTCGCTATGGTGAGCCAGTGCTTTACACTGTAACGCCAGGCGGAGACTTGCCGGAATACCAGGTACACTATACGCGCGTTTGCATTATTGACGGTGAGCGGATACCTAACGCAAAGCGACGCAGCAATGATGGCTGGGGTGAGTCAGTTCTTAACAAGAGACTTGTTGAGGCTATTGTTGATTATAATTATTGTGAAACATTGGCAACGCAATTATTGCGGCGGAAGCAACAGGCAGTATGGAAAGCTAAAGGACTCGCTGACTTGTGCGATGATGAGGAGGGAGTTAGCGCGGCACGCCTGAGACTTGCGCAGGTTGACGACGAGGGCGGCGTAGGAAAGGCCATTGGTATTGATGCTGATGATGAGGAATATGATGTTCTTAACTCTGACATTGGCGGCGTTGATTCTTTTCTGGAGAAGAAAATGGATCGCATAGTTTCCCTTTCAGGTATTCATGAAATCATCCTGAAAAATAAAAACGTTGGTGGCGTTAGCGCAAGTCAAAACACGGCGCTTGAAACATTCTATAAACTTATTGAGCGAAAACGCGTTGAGGATTACAAGCCTATTCTTGAATTTCTATTACCGTTCATCATTAGTGAGCAGGAGTGGAGCATTGAGTTTTCACCTTTGAGCGTACCTAGCGATAAAGATCAGGCTGAAATTCTGAATAAGAATATCGACTCAATCAGCAAGGCTATTGATGGTCAGTTCCTTGACGTTGAAGAAGCGCGAGACACGTTGCGAGCAATCGCACCAAGCGTTAAACTAAAGGACACTAATAAAATCAAGCTGCCGGAGCCAGTGGAGCCGGAGCCAGGCACACAGGGGAATGAGTAATGAAAGTGAAGGGCGTCGTTAAACAATGGCGCTTTCCTGAAGCAAGCGAGCGGCAATTTAGCCGCTCAATTCAGGAGGCAATTAGAGATCTTGTGGTTCTCATGCGCAAGCGAACAAAAGCGATGAAGTTTGACGCAACAGATAATGAGATCAACAGCGCAGAAGATGAAATTAACAGCCTGGCAACTGACCTTATAGCTGGCATTGTTTCCACTCTTCCTGCAATCGCGTTGACCATTTATAAATTCAATGCGAAGCAGTTTATCAATGTTGCCAAGTCAACTGGCGGAAAGGATAACACGGCGGTAATTGTTTTGATCGCGATTGGAGCTAACGCTAACGAGGAGTGGTATCATACGCTTTACGGTCAATGGCACGGCCTTACAGAATCATCGCTAAGGAAGCTATTCACAAATATTGTGTCTGACTGGTCAACAAACATTCGCAATGCAAACTTTCGCGGAAGTAATGATAAACAGGTTAATGATCTTGCAGAAAAGAGATTTGCTGTTTATAGCTCTTGGGGTAAAACTAGATCAGAAAACATTATCGGCGCGTGGAATAGTCGCCTGATGCGCCAGCGCCTTTATGATGCTAAGGTAACTCATTATTTCTGGCATGGGATGTTAGATGATAGAGAGCGATTGCAGCATGTATTATGGGAAGGTAAAAGAATAGCGCTTGATGCAATTCATGATTTCCCTGGTGAGCCGTGGGGTTGCCGTTGTTGGGCGATTCCAGATTGGAATAATAAAGGAGAGTAATTAATGAAGGCAAAACAAAGATTTGATAGCGTCCAGGTTAAGGCGCATTTTGATGATAATGGATTTTTAGTGGATCGCCCAATTGTGGCGCGAATTGGTTTGCAGGAGTACCGCACACCGTATGGGATCAGACGAGAGTTCCGACCAGCGTCAGAGGTATTTAAGGATGATTCGCTTGCTACGTTCGCAGGCAAGCCGATCACTATCGGTCACGTCACAGTGACGCCAGATAATGCGGATCAGGTTGTTGTTGGTTCATGCGCTGGCGCTGGTGTTCCAAATGGGATTGGCGTTGAAGTTCCGTTAAGTATTTACTCAAAGCGAGCAATTGAGAGCGCAAAAAAGAAAGACACAGCGGAAATTTCAGTTGGTTACACATCGGTTGATATTGACAAGCCAGGCTGGGGTAATAATAAAACCGGTGATTACTTGTTTGAGGAAGACCTAAAGGAAGACTGGAAGCCTGATTCTCCTGATTGGGTTAAATTTGACGCCATTCAGACGAATATCCGCGTTAATCACATTGCACTTGTCTTTCGTGGTCGTGCTGGCATTGCCAAATTAAATCTTGATAGCGAACAGGATTTTCCGTATAGTGACGAGGTTCCAAATGACAAAGGAGATGAGGAAATGACAGTAAAAATCAAACTTGATGGCGCTGTAGAATTTGATGTTCCAAAGGCCGTTGCTGATCATATTGAGGCGTTAAAGGCAGATGCAAAAGCTGCAACCGAAAAAGCTGATGGCCTTGAGGCCGAGCGCGACGCCCTGAAAACTAAAGTCGATGGCATTCCGGCGCAGATTGCAGAAGCTGTTAAGAAGGCAAAGACTGACGCAGAAGAACACGCCAAGCTAGTTGCAGATGCAACTGAAATTGGCATCAAGTGTGACGGATTGGACGCTAAAGCGATCAAAGTTGCTTACGTCAAAGAAGTCACTGGCGCTGATATTTCAGAAAAAGCCGATGCATATATTGAAACAGCTTTTGACCTTGCGAAGCAGTCTGATAAAATGGCGGCGCAGCGTAAATCTGTTAAGGGCGATTCTTTCGAATCTGGCAAGAGTGAAAAAACCGACTCCCTTGATCCGACTGCGCGTTTGAAAAAACTTAAATAAGGAGAAATAAACATGGCTACAATTGGAGCAAGTTATTTTGCTGTAATGTCTCGTGCGTTACCTGGTCAGGTTTCTGACACTTCAGCTTATAATATTGATGGCGCTTGTGTTCTTGAGAATGCGGCAGGCAATCAGAACAAAAACATTTTTGTTGGTGTGGCTGTCCAGCATGGCGGCGTTGATGCTATGGGCAATAAGCTAATTAAGCCGATGGCGGCAAGCGGCAAGGCTTACGGTGTTGCAATTCGATCCCACTTCCAGACGACTTCGGCTGACGGTCGAATGATTTATGAATCTGGCAGCGGAATCAACGTAATGACTGAGGGGCGTGTTTGGATGTTGGCTAAAGACGCCACCGCGCCAGCGTTCGGAACTACAATCAAACTGTCTGAGGATGGTCAGGTTGATACCGTGTCTGGTGCTATCGAAACCAACTGGATCGCAACTGGTGACTTTACCGAGTTTCAAGACTTGAAATTGGTAGAGGTTCAGGTGCAAAAAGTTCCGGCAGTTTCAGCAGTTTAATAAATATGGCGCTCACTGAGCGCCTTTTTTTATATTTGGGGTTATCATGAGTGATTATTCAGTCATTGTTGGCGCTGAGTCGCCAGGATGCATGGTTGATTCTTCAATAATGGTGATAAACGGATCTTTCGTGTGCGGAGATGAATTTATTGCGCCAGGTAAGATTGTGCGACTATCACATACAACAAATGGATACAAAATAGCCAGTGTTAATGGGGATCTTGTTATTGGCGTGGCAGTAAGGCCGCAGGACTCATGCACATATGAAGAAGGAGATCCGGTTAATGTGGCGAGTCGCGGTAGAGTGTGGTGTATCACTTCTGAGAGAGAAGCGCCAGAATACGGGGATAAAGTATTTGTTACGCCGGATGGCGACGCGTCTTACAGCGAAGGTGATTTGCTGAGCGGGTGGTTTTTCACTGGTGATCATATAAAGACTGGCCCCGACTCATATATAGTTGGAGTAAGCGTTAGCGCATAACACAAAATTATGTTGCACGTTTAACAAAAAATGCTATCATTGGGGCGTTACATACTAACAGCCTTTATATATGGAGGAAGAAAATGGAAAAAGAAAAATTTGATCAGCTAGATGCGGATATTGTTTCTAGCTATCTGGCTACTCGCGGCGTTAAAGGTGATGCGTCCGATATGGGTATCTGGACTGCGCAAGAGCTTCACAAGATCCGCTCAGCTGCTTACGAGAAAGAGTATCCGGCAGGTTCTGCGCTTCGTGTATTCCCAGTAACTAATGAGCTTTCTGATACTGATAAGACTTTTGAATATCAGATGTTTGACAAAGTTGGTTACGCAAAAATTATCGATGATTACACCGATGACCTGCCGACCGTTGACGCGCTGATGTCTAGCGAATTCGGTAAAGTGTTCCGCTTGGGTAACGCGTTCTTGATCTCAATTGACGAAATCAAGGCTGGGCAGCGCACTGGTAAGAGCCTTTCCACTCGTAAGGCAAACGCAGCGCAAAACGCTCATGATCAGGAAGTTAACCGCTTGGTGTTTAAGGGTTCAAAGCCGCACAAGATTATTTCAGTTTTCGATCACCCTAACTTAACCAAGATTCCATCAACTGGATGGTTGAGCAACGATGAGAACACCAAGTTCCCTGATACGGCTTCGAGCGATCTTGAAAAGGCTATTGAAACTATCGAGAAGATCACCAATGGTCAGCACCGCGCAACCAATATCCTGATTCCGCCGTCTATGCGCAAGGTTCTTTCCGTTCGAATGGAAAACACCACTGAAAGTTATCTGGAATACTTCCAGAAACAAAACAGCGGAATCACCATCGACTCAATCGCAGAGCTTGAGGATATTGATGGCACTGGAACGAAAGGTTGTCTGGTATATGAGAAAGACCCAATGAATATGTCTATCGAAATTCCAGAAGCATTTAACATGCTTCCGGCACAACCAAAAGATCTGCATTTCAAAGTTCCGTGCACTTCAAAATGTACTGGCCTGACGATTTACCGTCCGTTTACGCTAGTGCTTATTACTGGCTTGAAAAAATCAGGTTAATCGTATAACATTGGGGAATCCTTAACTGGGTTCCCTTTTTTATTGGAGGTTATGAAATGGCTAAAGAAAAAACTGTAACGCTAAAGGTTTCCGGCGTATGCCTTATCATTGTTGATGGTGAGCATTATCATCCAGGCAAAGAGTTTGACGTAGAAGAATCAAAGTTGAAAACAAGCGCGTTTGAATATCTAATTGCAAAAGGCGATCTGGAGGTTAAAGATAACTCTGCATTGAACGAAGAAATCAAACAGAGCGCAGCAAGCAAACGTAAAAAAGACCCGCGAGAGGGCAAGAGCAAAGCCGAACTTGAAGACGGCGGCATCTATTAATAAAGAGGGCGCTATAAGCGCCCTTTGTCATATCTGGAGGAAATAAAATGGTTGATGAATTTTTCACTGACGCAGAAATCACGCAGCAAATCGTGAAATTGGCGCCACCGATGAAGCAGATTGATCCAGATTTAATGGCGGCATGGATTGATCTTGCAAAGGAATTTGTTTGCAAGAAGCGGTTTAAAGAATCATATCCCAAAGCGGTTGCTCTTTATACGTTGCACCTTATGACGCTTGACGGAGCAATGAAGCAAGAAGGGGAAAGCGTAGAGAGTTACTCGCGGCGCGTGGCGTCATTTTCCCTGACTGGTGAATTTAGCCAGACTTTTGATCGAGTGTCAGGCGACTCTGGCGGAAAAGAGATCAGGCAAACTCCGTGGGGTAAAATGTATGAAACGTTAAATCGCAAAAAAGGCGGCGGATTTGGCCTTGTAACTGGATTTAGGAGACGTTGCAAATGAACTATAACGAGATCGCAAGAATGGCAACTGAAGGAATTAACTTCTTTAGTGATAGCAACGGTGAGTTTAAGTGCATAACGCAGCGCGGAAGCGTTGAAATCATCGGAGGTGAAGAAGTAGAAAAGCCAGAGATTAGCGTAATGATTAAAGGTTTAATTAGATCCCCAAAATTACGCGAGGTTGACGGCGAGACAATACGAGCAACCGATAAGTTGGGAGTTTTTAACAATAAAGTTGAAATTAAGAACGGGTATCATATTGATGTTGATGGTGAATTATATGTTGTAGTTGAAGCAAGACCAATCAGACAAACCAATGTCACTGTTGCTTATCGGCCTATTTTGAGAAGGATTTCTGTGCATGGCTAAAAACTACACGATAAGGGAATTTCACGGCAACATTGATGCGTGGATAAACGCCGTTGATAATGGCCTGAAAGATTGCGTGGAGTTGTTCGCCGAAAAAGTACACACAGATTTGGTTAAGCGTTCTCCGGTAGATACTGGTCGTTACCGTGCAAACTGGCAGGTAACAGCAAACAAGCCGCCATTGTATGCGCTTAACCAGTACGATAAGCACGGCGACAAAACTATAGCGGAAGGCAAGCGCGCCATATACGCAATGTTACGAGGTGGCGGCGCAGTAAGGGCCATTTATTTTTCAAATATGCTTATTTACGCTAACGCGCTTGAGTACGGTCATTCAAAACAAGCGCCAGCGGGTGTGCTTGGGATTGTCGCGGTTAAGTTGAGATCTTATATGGCTGAAGCAATAAAAGAGTCGAGGGCTAAAAATGCACTATGAATTAATGCTATCGGCGCGTAAGGCGCTGGCGACTGAATACGAGAGCAGATTCAAGATCGCTTATGAAAACGTAGAGTTTACGCCACCTGGTGACGGTTCGCCGTGGTTGAAGTTTGACTATGCCGAAGTTGATACAGAATACTTGTCATTGGATCGAAAATGCGTTTCCTATATCGGGATGATTCAGGTTGGCATTGTGTTTCCACCAGGTTACGGAACTGACAGGCCGCGCGTTCTCGCTAAAGAGATTGCGCAATTCTTTTACGATGGTAAAATGTTGGAGCATGGTTATATATATGAGGGTGCAAGAGTTCACAAGCCGCTCAAGAGTGAAAGCGGTTGGCTTCTCCCTGTAAGATTTTATGTTCGAATTGAAACAAAGGAGTAAAAATTATGCATTTACCAAATGGATCGCAAATTTTCGTTGAGAGCAATCGCGGCAGCGAAATCCAAGCAACGGCAGTGTCAAACGCTAAAGATCCTGTATTCACAGTTGCATCTGGTGGCACTGCGTACAAGAAAGGTGATTATGTGATCATCACTGCGTCTTCTTGGGGTAAGCTGATTGATCGTGTTATGCGTGTGAAGGCTGACGGTGAAGATACAAGCGTAACTCTTGAAGGTGTAGATACTACTGATCAGAACGTGTTCCCGTCTGGCGGTACTGCATCTTTTGCCAAGATTGATGCATGGACGGAGATCCCATGTGTTCAGGATTTGTCGCAGGACGGCGGCGAACAGCAATACTATACTTATCAGTGTTTGGCAGACGACCAGGAGCAGCAGTTACCTACCTATAAGAGCGCAGTTTCTCTGACCTACACTTTTGCGCACGAATACGACAACGCGATCTATCCGTTACTTCGTGCAGCAGATGAATCAGGCGCTGTAACGGCGCTTCGAATGTATGTACCAAAAGCAAAAGAGATGCGTTGCTGGGCTGGTGTACTTTCGTTTAACGAGATCCCACAAACGACCGTTAACGAAATGGAAACCGTTTCCCTTTCTGTATCCCTGAAAGGTCGATTCACCTTTCTACCTTCTCAAGTAGCATAATCACAAGGGGCGTTGCGCCCCTTTTTTTGTTACTGTACAATCATGATACACGATTCATAATCAATTCTTTTAACAAAAAGTGCTATCAAGGAGAAAGAAATGTCAAAAATGAAATTGACGATTGGGCCGCTTCCTGACTTTAAATTACCAGTGAAATTTGCAATGCCTAACGGAGAAGATCAAACAATTATCTTCACAGTTCGCCACCGCAAAACAAGTGAGATTCACGAGCGCTACACGTCAGATACTCCAATGAGCGATGTTGAAATGATCACCTTCCTTGCTTCCGGCTGGAATCTTGATGATGAATTTAACGAAGAAAATATTAAACAGCTTCTTGATTACTACCCAGCAACAGCAATCGGATTAACTAGCGCATACATGAAAGCGCTTGCGGGGCAGCGAGTAAAAAACTAAAAAGGGCGGTTTACCTGTTTTATCAGAAACCGCCGACAGATGCAGAGCTTGAGGCCGTTGGCCTTACAAGGGCAGACTATGAAGGAGAAGATCCGCCAGAGGTTATATTTGATGAAAGCATGATGCAATCATGGGATATATTTTGCGCAATGCAAACGCAATGGAGATGTTCTGGCGGTGGCGCTTACGGATTTGATTATAATGTCTTGCCTATGCTTTTTGAGATTTACAAGGTTGAGGATCGCGAGATGGCGCTAAACGACTTGCGAATCATGGAGCAAAAAGCACTTGAAATGATGCATTCAAAATAAGCGCCTACGGGCGCTTTTTTATTACCTGGAGGATTAATAATGTCAGAACAATACGCAGGATTGACGCTTGGGGTTGACGTTTCTCAACTCAACAATGCTGTAAAGTCTTTGCAGCAATTCAAGAAGGCAAACGACGACGCAAAGGGAAGCGTTGAGAGTTTTGTTGATTCAGAGGTTGTTGCAAGACAAAGAGCCAAACAACTGGCTGAGGAATTGGCAAAGCAGAAGCAAGAATTTAAATCAATTCAGTCGGCAATAGATCCGACAGCAAGTAAAATGGATAAGTTGCGCCAGGCTGCGACACAGCTTGATGCACTATGGAAAAAAGGAATTGTGCCGGATGATACATTCTTTGAATTAGGTTCAATTCTTGAGACACAGCAAAACAAGCTGATCGCAACGAAAAAGGCGCTAACAGAAGAAGGCCGAGCGGCGATTGAGGAAGCAAAGAATAAAGCCAGGGCAGAGGCTGAGGCCAGAAAGTTCATTGCGGCATTACAGGCACAAGCAGACGCAGCGGAAAAAACAAAATCAGAGCTTGTAGAAATGAGAGCCGCACAACTTGGAGTTAGTGCAGAGGCAGCGCCATTTATTGCAAAAATGAAGGAGCAAGAAAAACAAGCCTCAAAACTTGGCGTTTCTATGGGGCAGTACAAGCAAGCAATGGCGCAATTGCCAATGCAGATCACTGACGTTGTTACTTCTCTTGCTTCAGGTATGCCAGTATGGATGATCGCAATCCAGCAGGGGGGGCAAATCAAGGACTCATTCGGCGGTGTTGCCAATACGTTTAAAGCGCTAATGACATTTGTCACGCCTTTAAGTGTAGGAATGACGGCGCTGACTGGTGCGCTTGGTTATGCTGCGTATAATGCATACAAAGCAAATGCGCAACTGAAGGAGATCACAAAAACCGTTCAGGAGGCAACTGGTCTTTCTGGTGATTTTGCGGAGCGGATTGCAACTGGAATCCAGGCGCTATCTGACAAGACAGGTGAGAGCGCCGATAATCTGGCAAAGGCATACATAAGCACTAAGGATGGAGCAAGCGAGGCCATACAAAAACTCGTCGATGTTGGATTTACCTATGACGAAGCAAAGGCAAAAGTAAACGAATACAAAAAAGCATCAAGTTTTGTAAGTCTTAACAATGAAATTGCTGATCACAAAAACAAAGTTCTTGAGCTTGGCGATTCATGGTATGCGGTCTTAAAAGCAAAACGTGATTATGCTTCACCGTCCGGTGGGCTGTTGGGGAAAGAGCTTGGTTATGTGAATCCAATGCTGCAATTTGCGAAGAACACCTATGAGGATATAGGAAAGATCGTAAAAGATGCGAATAAGGATATGGCGGAACGAGCAGCACGCATCGACAGAGAAAACCTTTCCTTAAACAGAGTTCGAGCGGCGCAAGAGGCTTTAAACAAAGCCATAGAGGATCAGAAGAACGTAGCAAGGACAGCAGACGAAGAGTTGAAAAAGCGCGCGGCTGAGAACGTGGAGTTCAGGCGAAAAGAGCTTGAAGAAGCGAAGAAGGCACAGCAGCAAAAGGAGAAAGTTGGTGGAGTTGTAAAAGCACCAACAGAGCAGCTTGATAAGGAATTATATGTCCTCAAAGCGCAACTTGAAACACTAAAAGAGCACAGGACTGTAAATGATGTTATTTCACGCCAGAGGCAATCTTTGTGGAGCATTGAAAAGCAGATTCAGATCCTGGAGGAAGCGCAAAGCAAACGTAAGCTGACAAAAGCGGAACAGGCGTTACTAAACGAGCAAAAAACAGTTCTTGCCATGGCAAAAGAAAAGGCCGAGATAGGCGATCAGATTGTTTTGCAACAGAGAAAGAACAAGCAATACCAGGAAGGGCTTAAATTCATTCAGCAAACATCAGATGCTATTGACGCTATGAACTTGCGACAGTCTGGGGCTACAGATCTGCAAATCCAGCGAGAGCTTGAGTTGAAGAAGTTGCGAACTGATTATGTTGCTGGCGGCGGTAGTATCGACGATGAAATTTATCAGCAGATGGAAGCAAAGCTGAAAGAGTATTACGCCACTGAGGATCAGCTTCGAAATAACTGGATTGCAGGAGCAAAAAACGCTTGGGAGGTTTACGGACAAGATGCAATGGATATGTACGGCAACGTGCAAGATATTGCAAGCGAGGCGCTCAATGGTCTAACCAATCAAATGGCTACATTCCTTGCAACAGGTAAGGCAAACTTTAAGAGCTTCGCAACGTCAATCATCCAAATGATTATTCAGATGATCACAAAGATGGTTATCTTTAATGCAATATCTGGTGCGATTGGAGGTGACACTTGGACGATTGGAAGCCTTCTTAAAAATGTTGGATTTGCAACAGGTGGATACACTGGCGACGGCGGTAAGTATGAGCCAGCAGGTGTTGTACATAAAGGCGAGTTTGTCATGACGAAGGAGGCCACGAAGCGGATCGGAGTTGGAAATCTTTACAAAATGATGCGCGGTTATGCAAATGGCGGCGTTGTTGGCGGCACTTCATACACTGGCGGCGGCGTTTCATCTGGAGCAACAAATCTTAATATTGGCGGGATCAGCGTTGATATTAACAACGGAAGCGATCCGAAAGGGTTGGAGACTGGCGTAAAAATGATTTTCACTGATATGATTAAGCGTTCATGTACGCAGGGTGGGGAAGTTTACGAATTTGTTATGTCTAAGCGGGGGTGATAGTGAAACTTGAGCAATTCAAATGGTGCACGCAAACGCAAGGAGGCGGCGGCACTATGACCACGTCAAATAACGACAGGGAAATCTCATTTGGTAATGGTTACACGCAGGTTGCATCAGGAGGATTCAATACGGTACGCAGGGAGTTTTCCATTGTTTATGTTGGCAAGGATTACAGAGACGTTGTTGACTTCCTGAATGGTCACAGGCTGAAGCCTTTTTTATGGTTCATGCCTGACGGTCAGCCTGGTCTATTCAGGGTAAAATCTGGTAGCGTTGGATTAACTCCAATATCAGCAACCGTCCAGGAAGTGAAAGCAACATTTACTGAGCAATTTACATCAATGCAATAATTCAAGCCGCCTTTGTGCGGCTTTTTTATTGATGATACAATGTACGAAAGGAGGTGCAATTATGGCTAATGAAACAACAGGTCGAGCGGATCTTGAAAACTGTCTGCAAAGCCTTTACCCTGGCGAGATTATCACGCTAATTGAAATTGACGGAACAAAGTTTGGCGCAAACATTTACCGCATACACAATGAGAACATCTCATACACTGCGGAAGAATTATTGCAGGCGCGAGAAACTGGAGTTCTTCCACCGAAAGAGATTACATTCCGTGGTGAGGTTTACGGCGCGCGCCCGTTCGGAATATCAGGTATCAACTTCACAAGCAACGGAAAGGCTGATAAGCCACAATTGATACTGTCAAACCTTGACAGCCAGGTGAGCGCGATGATTCGCAACTTTAACGGCATGATGCAAGCTAAGGTTACAATCTGGATCACGCCAGCAGAATTAATGGGTAAAGATGGCAGCATTAAAGATGGCGCTTCAAGAAAGCTGGTTTATTACATTGAGCGCCCAAGCCATTACAATAGAATGATGGCAAAGTTTGATCTGACATCGCCTTATGATATGGATGGAATAATGATTCCTCCGCGAATAACTCAAAGCGTTTGTTATTGGGCGCAGCGTGGATGGTATAGAAGCGGAAAGGGTTGCGGATACAATGGATCGCGAATGTTTGACAAAGACAACAATCCTGTAACCGATCCATCTCAAGACTTTTGCGCCGGAACTGTAACAGCGTGCAAACTTCGTTTTGGTGCAGATCAGCAGCTTGATTTTGGCGGTGCGCCAGTAGCAAGCCTGTTAAGGAGAAATCAGTGATGATTAGTGCAAAAATAAAACTTGAAATAATGCAGCACGTAAAAGATGAATACCCGCGCGAGGCGTGCGGTGTTATCACTCAAAAATCACGCGCGCAAAAATACCGCCGCATAACCAACGTACATGATGATCCTGAAAATCATTTTGAGATGGACGCAATTGAATACGTTGAAGCGTGCGAAAGTGGCGAGCTTATTGCTGTTGTGCATAGCCACACTGGAGACGGGGCAAGTACAATTCCAAGCGCCCATGATACATGCATGTGTGATGAAATGGGTGTTTCATGGGTTATTGTGTCATGGCCCGAAGGTGATATGAGAATCATTGAGCCTGAATCTCGTCCTCTGATTGGTCGCCCGTGGTCGCTTGGGGCGTATGATTGCTGGGGGCTTATTATGGCATGGCATAAGCAACATGGCGTTATCCTGAATGACTTCAGGAAACCATATGAATGGTGGAAGCCTGAGCACGGTGAAAATCTTTATCAAGAAAATTATCTGAAAGAGGGCTTTATTGAAACAGGAGAGCCGCCAAAACCTGGTGATATGGTTATCTTTCAGCTTTCCGCGCCAGTGTGGAATCATGCAGGTATTTATCTTGGCAACAACCAATTGCTCCATCATGCCTTTGGCAAGTTGTCAAGGGTTGATTTGTATTCTGGATGGTATCAGGAACATGCAAAAATGGTTTGTAGACATAAGGATCTAAAATATGACTTTGAAGGTAATTAAATTATCTGGATCTTTAGGCCGAAGATTTGGAGTATTTCATAAGCTGGCTGTTGATTCATACCCCGAAGCAATACGCGCACTATCTTCGCAGGTGGAAGGATTCAAGGACTACATGCAAAGCGAAGTAGGATCGCGTATGCGTTACGCTGTATTTGTTGACGGTAAGAATGTAGGACAGCACGATGAAAAAGCGTGGCAATGCGCAAAGGAAGTGAGGATTATTCCAATCCCAACAGGTTCAAAGTCTGGTGGGTTGTTTCAGGTTGTTCTTGGGGCGGTTATTATGGCGACTGCATTTTTCACTGGCGGCGCTTCACTTGCGTTGATGGGTGCTTTTGCATCGTCTGCTTTCATGATGGGTGGTGCTATGGTGCTTGGCGGCGTAATGCAAATGATTTCACCACAGCAAGGCGGGTCGCGGTTATCATCCCAATCAGCAGAGAATAAGCCGTCTTACGCTTTTGGCGGTGCAGTTAACACAACGGCGGCAGGATACCCAATACCATTGCCATACGGTCAAAGGACCGTCGGAGGAGCTATCTGGTCGGCTGGTAGTTATGCAGAAGATAAGGCTTAATATAAAAGAGTCGCGCGTTGCGCGGCTTTTTTTTTGCCCGTATAATTCAACAAATCAAATAGCACAAAAGGTGAAAAAGCATGGCTGAAAATATGATAACGGGCAGTAAGGGTGGATCATCAAAACCTTATGTTCCGAAAGAGATGGAAGATAACCTGATCTCAATCAACAAAATCAAAATACTTCTTGCCGTTTCCGATGGTGAGTGCGATCCAGGTTTTACACTTCGCGATCTGTATCTTGATGATGTTCCGGTAATTGCAGACGACGGAACTGTTAACTACCAGGGTGTGAAAGCTGAATTTCGACCTGGAACGCAGACGCAAGATTACATCCAGGGATTTACTGACACATCAAGCGAAGTGACGCTGGCGCGTGACATTACTACATCAAATCCTTATGTAATTTCTGTAACCAACAAAACATTATCGGCTATCAGAATCAAAATGCTAATGCCAACAGGCATTAAGCAAGAGGATAACGGCGATCTTGTCGGCGTTAAGGTTACTTATGCTGTTGATATGGCTGTTGACGGAGACTCTTACAAAGAAGTATTGCTAGACACCATCGAAGGTAAAACGCGTTCCGGTTACGACAGAAGCCGAAGGATTGACCTTCCGGCATTTAATGATCGCGTATTGCTTAGGGTTAGAAGGGTTACGGCAGACAGCGCATCCTCTCGCGTTACTGATCTGATTAAGCTACAAAGTTACGCTGAGGTTATTGATGCAAAATTCCGTTATCCTCTGACTGGCCTTGTATACGTTGAATTTGACAGTGAGTTGTTCCCTAACCAGATCCCTAACATTTCAATCAAGAAGAAATGGAAGTTGATTAATGTTCCGAGCAATTACGATCCGGTAATGCGAGAGTATCACGGCTCATGGAATGGTACGTTCAAGAAAGCGTGGTCTAACAATCCGGCGTGGGTACTTTATGACATTATCACAAACCAGCGATACGGATTAGATCAGCGAGAACTTGGTGTGCAGGTTGATAAATGGAGTCTTTACGAAGCTGCGCAATACTGCGATCAGAAAGTGCCAGATGGAAAAGGCGGTACAGAGCCGCGTTATCTATGCGACGTTGTGATTCAAAGCCAGATTGAGGCTTATCAGCTTATTCGTGATATTTGCTCAATATTCCGAGGCATGAGCTTTTGGAATGGGGAGAGCCTGTCAATCGTCATTGATAAGCCGCGCGATCCGTCGTACATCTTCACCAATGACAACGTTGTTGACGGTGATTTTCAGTACACAACAGCAAGCGAAAAGAGCATGTACACGCAGTGCAACGTGACGTTCGACGACGAACAAAACATGTATCAACAGGACGTGGAGGGCGTATTCGACACCGAGGCAGCATTGCGCTTTGGATACAATCCAACAAGCATAACAGCTATCGGATGTACACGCAGGAGTGAGGCTAATCGGCGAGGTCGATGGATACTAAAAACCAACTTGCGCAGCACTACGGTAAACTTTGCTACTGGACTGGAAGGCATGATCCCATCAATAGGTGATGTGATTGCTATTGCTGACAACTTTCACAGCAGCAACCTTAAGTTAAACCTATCAGGGCGCGTGATGGAAGTTTCAGGCTTGCAGGTGTTCGCTCCGTTTAAGATTGACGCGCGACCAGGTGATTTCATTATCATCAACAAGCCAGACGGGAAGCCAGTTAAGCGCACAATCTCAAAAGTAAGCGGTGACGGAAAAACCATTGAGCTAAATATTGGGTTTGGATTTGAGGTTAAACCTGACACGGTTTTTGCAATCGACCGCACTGATATTGCATTGCAGCAATACGTTGTAACGAGTATCGGCAAAGGTGATGATGATGATGAATTTACATACTCCATCACGGCTGTTGAATATGACCCGAACAAATACGACGAGATTGATTATGGAGTAAACATTGACGACAGGCCAACTTCAATTGTCCAGCCTGACACAATGGCAGCGCCTGAAAATGTGCAAATATCCTCATACTCGCGAATTGTCCAGGGTGCAAGCGTTGAAACAATGGTTGTGTCGTGGGATAAAGTACCTTACGCATCGCTGTATGAAATGCAGTGGCGAAAAGGTGATGGCAACTGGCTGAATACACCACAGACTGCAAACAAAGAAATTGAGGTTGAAGGTATTTATTCAGGAAACTACCAGGTAAGGGTTAGATCTGTTTCTGCTTCAGGTTCGACTTCGCCGTGGTCCAGAATTGTGACAGCTTCACTGACTGGTAAGGTGGGAGAGCCAGGCGCGCCAGTTAACTTAACTGCGTCCGACAATGAGGTGTTTGGCATTCGTGTTAAGTGGGGTATGCCAGAAGGGAGCGGAGACACGGCATACATTGAGCTTCACCAGTCGCCGGATGGAACGGCTGAAAACTCAAGCCTGCTAACGCTGATCCCGTATCCACAATATGAATACTGGCACGGTACGCTTCCGGCTGGTCATGTTGTCTGGTATAGGATCCGCAGCGTTGACAGAATCGGAAACGTTTCCGGCTGGACTGATTTTGTTAGAGGTATGGCTTCAGATGATGTGGAGGCTGTTTTAGGAGATATTCTTGATAAGATTTTTGACACTGAAGCAGGTCAGGATCTGAAAGAGAACGCTATTGACAGTGCAAACAAGATAAAGGACCAGGCGCAAGCAATCATCCAGAATGCTCTTGCTAATGATGCTGATATTAAGTGGACGCGAGTACAAAACGGAAAGAGAAAGGCTGAGTATGGTCACGCTCTTGAACTTATAGCCACAGAGACTGAGGCGCGAGTTACGCAGATTGAAGAATTGAGGGCGTCAATCGACGAGGATATTGTTTCAAGCATAAAGACAGTGCAGGAGGCTATCGCCACAGAATCTGAAACGCGAGCAACTCAAATAAACGCTTTGGATTCAAAATTCACAACTGAAATTGACGGCGTAAAACGCAATACAGCAGCAAGCATTAATCAGGTGAATCAAACAATTGCCAATGAATCAGAGGCGCGAGCGCAGGCCGTTAACGCGCTTGATGCGAAGTTCACAAAGGAGATCGAAGATTTAAACGGAGTCATTAAGACTGAGGTTGAGGCTAACATCTCTGAAGTGAAACAGGCTATCGCTAATGAGACAGAAGCAAGGGTGCAGGCTGACCAGGCTTTAACAGCTAAATTCGGAGACGTTGAATCTGCATTAGCTCAAAAACTTGATTCGTGGGCTGGCGTGTCATCTGTTGGTGCTAAATACTCAATGAAATTGGGTTTAACATACAATGGGCAGAAGTACAGCGCAGGAATGGTAATGCAGCTTTCGCAGAGTTCATCCGGCCTTGTCTCGCAAATCTTGTTTGACGCGAACAGGTTCGCGATCATGACAAGTTCGACTGGCGGGGTGTATACATTGCCTTTCGTGGTGGAAAATAACCAGGTATTCATTAACAGCCTGTTAGTTAAAAACGGTTCAATTACAAATGCCATGATCGGTAATTATATTCAGTCGAATAACTTTGTTTCCAATCAGCAGGGTTGGAGGCTGGATAAAAACGGCAGATTTGAGAACTACGGTTCTACATCTGGAGAAGGGGCCATGAAGTTGACAAATGAAACGATAAGTGTACGAGACGCAAACGGGCGCTTGCGTGTTCAGATTGGTAGGCTTACTGGTACGTGGTAAAATCAAAGCGGGGCGTTTGCCCCGCATTTATGGAGGTTTAATAATGGCTGAATATGGGATCTCAACTTGGGATGCAAACGGGAAGTATAACAACTACGGAATCAAGCCAGTTTCCGTTGTTGGTGTCATTAGCCTTGCGGCTGGTCAGACAAGCGGATCGTGGAGCTTTAGCATTCCAAGTGGTTTTAAGGTTGGGTATGTTGTTTCGCTTGATGAGGGTGCTAGAGGGGTTGGAAGGGAAATAGTAGCATCTGGAAACACAATAAGAATCAGTCCTACATCTTCAGTTGGTGCAAATAGATATTCTTCTTCAAAGTGTGAGTTAGTTGTTTTTCTTGAGAGGGCTTAAAATGGCTGAATATGGAGCAATGTTATCTTTATCAAATGGGAATCCATTTATCACACCAAAATCAACGCCATTTTGCTTATATGGCAAGTACACTTATTCATCTTCTGGCACTTCTGCCTATCATAGCGCAAGCGCAAATATACCATTGAATCAATCTTATCCATGTATGGCATTTATAAAAACAACAAACACACAGCAGCCAACTGCATTAATAGCTTACAGGAATGGTGGCAACATTTATGTAAACGGAGGCAATCCATACGGGCAGTCATTTACAATGACTGTTTATATATTTGCCATATTCCCTCAAACTCTACCCAAATATGGTATGGCTATATGGGATGCAAGCGGCAAGTTGGTTTTAACTAATGAAAGCAGGGTGCTAACAGATCTTGTGACAATTGGTACTCCTGGTTCTTCAGGTGGAACGAATATAGATCAAACGTTATCTGGTTCTTATGCCGTTTGCCCTTCAAGGCTTGGCGCGGTTGTAGGCATGGGTGCTTCTGATATATACACATCATGCAGGTATAATGGTTCAAGCACAAGGATAGGTGCAGCAAGGACAACGCCAGGAACAGGATCTATAACAAATAACGGAAATTCAATAATTGCAATAAAGACTGATATTTACGACCAATGAATAAAGGGGCTTGCGCCCCTTTATTTTTATTTACAGACTGCAATCAGCGTTTTTAAAGTTATCAATGCTTACCCACTGAAAATTAAACGGATAGCCAGCCTTAACAAGAGTGCGTTCGCCAACTCGTTTTACTCCAAAAATAGCAACTGAATACTGCATACCGCTATTTTCATAAATAGCCGTGCATTCACGCTTAGGCATATCTGCACATCCAGTCAGGGTTACGGCTGCAATCAAAACGGCGATTAACTTTTTCATGTTGGTGTCTCCTTAGTTGTTGTTGGTTGCAACTATACACGATCTTGCGGTTGGCGTTTAGCAAAAAGTGCTATTCTTGTTCTTTTTGTTATGCGGCGCTCTCAAATCTGCGGAGTCTTAAATTTAGCTCAAAAAGTGAACAACAATAGAGCGCAATACATACAGATAAATATATATACATACATATAAATCAATAAGTTAGTAGTATATATATTTATATTTGTTTTTTCTTGTTATCTGTGTTTTGTGTGATTTTGCTTGTCCGGTGATTTTTATGCGGTTGTGTATGTGTCAGTGTTTGTGTATGCCTATATATCTATATCAGGCGCAAATTGAGGAACAAGAGAACAAAAAGACAACAGAGATATTTATCAATCACTTACATGTAAATTTTGTTATCCTGCTCGTCTAGAACGTTGCTAGAACAGAAAAAACAAAATAACTGTTGACTAAACGCATTAAATAGCTAAAATGCAGGCATACCAACAAACGAGGGCAAATCATGAATAAGTTTATGGCGTACACCAGCGAAGAAATGAGTAATGAGCTTTATCACGATCCAGAGGCGTGGACGGCTGATTATGTTAGCGGATCAAGCCTTGCAGAGATTTACAGCACATGCCCTGCGGCGTGGAAGTTCAAGCCGCGTGACGATAAGAGCAAGGCGCTAGTTTTTGGTACGCAATCGCATACCAACTTTGAAAGCAAGGAGCTTTTCGAAAAAACCTATCGCCGTGCGCCAGCGCCAGAAGACTTTAAGGATCTGATAACCAGCCAAACGGCGCTTGCTGCAAAGCTGAAATCATTTGGCCTGAAAGGTACAACCGGAAAGACTTATCCAGACCTTATCAAAATGATGGTGGATTGCGGAGAAGACCTTAACGTTATGTGGTTGATTGAGATGATCGCAGAAAGCCAGGCCAGGGCTGACGGCGTTCAGCTAATCGAAGCTAAAGATTACGATGCTTGCGTGGCAATGCGCCAGGTTCTGGAATCAATACCGGAACATAACGCATGTATGAATAGCAAGACAGCACAACGTGAATTATCGTTGTTCGGTGAAATCAACGGAGTAAAAGTCAAAGTGCGATGCGATCACGTTGACGTAACAAAGAACGTGACAGCAACTCTGATTGATGGTTACGATGAAAAAGGTCAGCCGATTTGCCGCGATATTATTTATCCAGAAGCTATTGTGATCACTGACTACAAAACAACAATGAGCGCGAATCCGGTTGAGTTTATGCGCCTGGCTTACAATCACGGCTATTATTTAAAAATGGCGTTGCAATGTGATTTATTCAGGAAAGCGTATCCAGAAGAAAAGCGACCTATAGTTGTGCGCCTGTTAGCGCAAGAGAAGAAAGAGCCTTACTTGCCGTTGGCTTTCCGCATGAACAGCGAGCAATTGAAGATCGGGCGCATTCAGTACATGAGCGTAATTAACCAGTTTGCCATGTGCCAGCAACATGACGTTTGGCCTTCGTATTCAAACGGCGATCCTGAGGTTTGCCTTGATACTCCTGATTGGGTGCGACGCCAGTTTAAGCAATATCTTATTTAAACAGCACAAATAGCTAAACAAATGAAAAATGCGGTGTTATAATTCACGGCATGAGTTAACAACAAGCGTAAGGAAATAAACATGGAAAACAAAAAAGTGTCAGAGGTAGCGGTTCATATCAATAATTTTGCAACTGGCATGGCTATGTTGCTTCGTGACTTTGTGGCGCCGCTTGATCCAACGGCAGGCGAAGAAGAAATGGAGTACATCAGAAAAGTAATTGATGCAGTCGATAACGTCGTGCTCATTGCAACAATGAGCGAAGAAAACGATGAAGCAATCAAGGCGGTAAAAGAAAGTTCTGATCGCATGATGGAAAATCTGATTAAATTACACACCAAAGAAGAAACAAAACATTAACAGCAATAAGGCGGCGAAAGCCGCCATGAATTACGGGAATTAATCATGAAACTATCAGAGCAATTCGACAAGGTTTTACCAGCGCTGCATAAGGCGCGTAGTTTGTTTGTAAAGGTGAAGAAGGATAAGCAAAACACGCACCTTAAAAACCGTTACGCAACACTTGATGCCGTACTTGATGCAATCACCCCAGCATTGAATGATAACGAGCTAATGTTGATGCAGGATATGATTGAAAGCGAACAACCTAGCCGCATCAAAGTTGAGACAACAGTTCTTCATGTTTCCGGTCAGTGGGTTAAATTTTACGCAGAGCTACCAATCGTTAAAAACGATCCTCAAGGTGTCGGATCTGCATTCACATACGCGCGTCGTTATGCAGCCGCCGCAGCATTTGGTTTAAGCCAGGCAGACGATGACGCACAGATTGCCGTTAAATCTGCAAACGACTGGAAGCGTGACATTGAGAAATGCGAAAGCGTAAACGAATTACAAGAAGTGCTCAAATCAGCATGGAAGGCAAGCGATCCGGCAAGCAAGCAGGTAATTAAAGAGCATTACGAGAAGCGCAAGGCAGAGCTTGAGATCGGCAAAGCACGAGGATTTAATCCAGCGCAACCAAAGCAAAATCTTGCATCGCCAGAAGTTGACACAAAAAACGACGAGCAAGTAAAATCACAAAGTATCACTGACTTTGAATAATTGACATGGGGCGATTGCGCCCCTTTTTTACAGGAGAATGAATAATGCATGTCATTACTGGTGAGATCCGAAAAGAGCCGCGAGTAAAGCAAATGCCTAACGGCAACACACTTTATGTAGTTGAACTTTCAGAGCGATACAAAGATAAAGATGGAAACTGGCAATATACAAACTACAGTTTCTTTTTTAATGCTAAAACAGAAGGTCTTAAGGGTTGGTATGATGAGGCGTTCCAGGTTGGCAAGGTTATTTCTGTATCTTGCGACACGCTGCGCATTGAAACGCGTGAATATAACGGAAAGATGTATTCAAGTTTAATGCCAGGAGGATTTGCAAATCTTATCTTCAGTCAGCGCGGGGAAAGCCAGCAACAATATCAGCAGCGAACGCAATGGGGATGGGGCCAACCACAACAACAGAATCAACCGCAACAACCGCAACAGCCAAGACAAAGCAATCAGCCACCTATGGATTTTGACGACGACATTCCTTTCTGATCAACAAAGGGGCATTACGCCCCTTTTTCACTTTCAGCCATCCCAATAACGGCAATAACCTTAACAGCAATTCTCTTTGCAAGTTCAGTTTGATTAGCGTTCAGCTTTCCAGTGGTCATTATTGACAACATTCCGCTCATACTTCCAAGCCCATTAAAATCTGACATTGCTGATTTCATTATTGATATTGGCGAATGACCTTCATCAGCTATTGTATGCGCTCTCTCTGACAGGTCTTTAACTACCTGATCAATTCCTTCACTTTTCGTCATTTACTTTTCCTTCAGTAGTTGATTGCTGTTCTGGCATTACAGGCCACGGGCTAATTGATTCCCTTTCTGATACTGGTTTTTCAGGTTCAATCCCTAAAAACTTTCCTACAAATTCACCAACAAAATTTGAGCTATCGCTTACATAAACATGCATCCTGTCTAGATCTGCAACCGTAACGCTATTTGGTGCAATCATGATCCTCTGTTGGTGAAAACCGATATACATCACATTAGCAGGACGTTCAAGAGTCCCCATGTTTGGCGCAATTACGCCCATTATCCAACAATAATGAATGTTGCCATCAAGCGGCTCACATCCAGCGTTAAGCCAGTTTACTTTCTGGTGAGGAAACGCCATTGATGAATCAGTAGCATCACGCCGTAACGACCATTTAACGCCGCCAATCTCAATGATTTGCTTCGGCCTCATCCCGTTGAATTGAGTCACGCCAGCGCCATTTTGATTAATGTTTTGCATATCGGTTAACCTTTTTACATTGATTTCATTTTACGCAATGCGCAGATACAAGCGGCAGCAAGATCGGTTAATTCTTTCTCAATGCCATGATGCGAGCCGTCTGCCTTTTCGGTCATTAGCTCTTTGTATTCCATTTCTACAATCGACATTAAGCCGCCTGGCTTGTCAATGTGCGCGTCCCAGGTCTTAGGATAGTGCTTAGTTCTTTCAATAACACTTCCCATAACTGAATCATGTTTGCTATCTCGCTCATAATCATCATCATGATCATTACTCCCGATTGAAACTCGCGGCAAATGAATGCGCGGTATTTTATAGCCAGCATAACGGATCTTCATTATCTCGCCCTCTTGATGAAAAGCGCCCCGAAAGGCGCTTGATTTATTATCAGCCGCAACAGCCAGTAGGCGGAGTCTGAGGAGTAGGCAATTTGAAGTTTACCAATTGCTCCACCTGGTTGATTTTGCAATTCAGTGCGGCGGTCTGGTTTGCCTGAGAAAGAGCAAAACGCGCTTCCTGCAACTGAGCTTTCATATCGCAAATCAGAACAGCCTGAGAATCAGCGAACTGTTGACGAATCAGATCTCGCGTTGCGTTACCTTGTCGCTCAATGTTCAGGTTAGTCTCGCAGCAGCATCTCTCCGCTGCAATCTGTGCCTGATAGGAACGCTCAAGAGCATTAACATCAGCAGCATTAATCGCAGCAACTGTCTGGTTAGTACCGCTAACAATCGCGGTATTCAGTCCGGCGAAACCTTGCACCGATGCAAGCAGATTTTGCGTATTCTGGCTGGTAATGCCGTTAAATGTTGATGCGGCGGAGCGCTCAACGGCAAGGTTTGTGGAGTTTTGGCCTTGCAGAGTTTGCAGTCCCAGGTTGTTTACGCCTGTCTGGATGTTATTAATACCATCAAGAACAGCGTTAGCACCGACAGCAACAGCCGCACCATCACCACCATAACCACCACGACCATTAAAGCCGTTACCAAACCATGACCCAATCAGGCCGCCAACAGCACCACCAAGACCAGCCGCGCCAGCTTCGCCACCAAAACCACCACCAGTAGGGAGTAAAGTCATATCTGACATAGTAAATTCCTCTTTGACGTTAAAAAAATTAAAAAAAGTTTGCAACATTTATGTTACGACAAAGAGTATGCGCCAAATTACCAGGAATAGATATAAAGCATTTGTAAGCGATATGTAAGCAAATGGCATAAAGACGAAAAAAGGCGCAGCCGTAGCCGCGCCTTGTGATTATTTTTTGTTAACTCTCAAGAGTTGTTGGCTTGTTGATCAATGCAGAAACAGCCGCTTTCAGTTCTGCAACCTCCTTTTCAAGTGTTTCTATCTTTTTCTTGCTCTCTTCTGATTCATTAATCAAAACTTTTGTAGCGCAAATAAGATCAAGAAGAAGGACATTTGAGTCAAGAACCAATCTCTCTCTTTTTTTAGTGTTTCCTATTTTTACTCCGTCATCATTTAAAATATCATCGCCACACTCTTCAAATGTGTGTTTAACGTATGCTTCATCTATCTCTTCTATTTGTTGAGCTATAACCCCCCTTCTATTTCTCTTTCTTTCGTCATCCTTGAAATTAAATGTTACAAGTTCCATTTTCTTTATGTTTTCAATAGATTGCATCCCATCATAACTTTTTACGTTTTCCTTGTAATTTATATCAGATGTTCCTTGAAGTGCTATTGTCCCTCCAGATTTTGGGAAGTTAATTACATATTGCCCTGTCGTTCCATTAAAAGGCCTTGTAACAAGGTAAAAATCACCGCTAGGAGTAACTTCAAAACGCCTTAAGCAACCAACAGCAGTTGTTCCAGATGTTTTAGCTTGGAATCCAGAGTATCCAGAATTTTCGATATTTAAATCAGTTAGCTTTGCTAAAGTTAATTTCCCTGTTCCTTTGTTGTACTCCCAAATCCTACCTCCGCCAGTGCTATCAACATTTGCACGAAACGACATGTTATCAGCAACAATAAAAAACCTTGCGTTTGTATCAGTATCCTTAAATTCTATAGTTGGGTTTGCAGAATCAATAAGGAGTGGATTAGCTGCGCTGGCATGCACATTAAGCCGTGGAAATTCTGCATAACCATCTCTTCTAAATGCGTAGAATGATGAATTATCACCTCCAGTTGGATCTCTGTTTATTATTGAAACATTACCGTTTGCGTCAGATCTAAATTCAGCCTGAGCTAATATAGTGCTTCCGTCCCTGCTCTTTGTTATTGATATGTAACTGGCTGCGCTTGTATACTCCCACCCTTCAGCAACAAATGCATTTGGACCATTTGGCCTGCCAGCCGTTGAAACAGATCTAAATGTAACGTTGTCTCCATCGCTAAGTTTTAAATTTCTTCTTGCATCATCATGATTTAACGCTCCAGTTCCACCTTGATTTACAGGCAATGCAATATATCGTTCGTTCTCAACGTCATAAGCACCCCAATTTTTGTTATCAGTTATAAATATTTGAGCTGTTTTTGCATGGTTTGTTATGTCAGTTTCCCCTGTCTTTTGATCAACCCTGTCAATGCTTAGGTTTCTTTTTGTAGCATTAACATCTGATACTGACAAAACATTACCTTTAAAAGTTCCAGGTATTACAAAGTCACCATCTATATTAAAACCTGCATACTTGTTTACTGTTCCGTCACTATTTGTTATGTGTACTGTTACCCATTCCTTTGAATCACTTCTTATCTCCCCATAAAGCCTGAATTTCATGCGTTGCCCACCAGAATCATTATTAAGGTATCCAGAAATGACACCAGTAGCTGCCGACGGATTGCTGTTATTGACAACAAGGTTTAAATTTGCAAACTGCGGATTGTTTTTGTTTCCAAGCCCTATCCTTGTTCTGTATGTGTCAGTTGCCTCCTGAGAATAAAATGCAGACCATGACGACCATGTTTTCCTGGTAGGATCATACCATCTAACATAGAAATAAAGCTGTGTATTGTGAGGTCTATATATTTGATGGCAACCAGACTCTCCATTTGCAAAATTCTTTACAACCATTAGAGAACCAGCAGCAGTAACAGGGTATCCAAGTTCTGGCCTTGCGTTTGATGTAAGATTCTGGAAGTAAAACCCTTCAAATTCTCCTGTAATCTCATTTAGATTCTTCTGATCAAGGTTTAAAACAGACTGATAATAAACTTGAAGGTTTCGTCTTGCTGTTTTTTTGTTTGAAACGTCATCAAGATCTCTTGACTTAACAAGAAAATTACCAGGTTGAATGCTATCAGCATACTCCTTAGCTTTGGTTTCGCTTGCTTTTGCCGCATCCTGACTACCTTTTGCAGCTGTAGCAGAATTTGCTGATGCATCCTGACTGGCCTTTGCAGCATTCTTGAATTGTTCCGCGTCATTTCTTGCATTAACAGCATTTGTTTCGCTTGTCTTTGCTGCGGAAGCGCTTTGCTTTGCTGATTCAGCACCTTGCTTAACTTGATTAACAAGATCTTTCAGTTCATCAAGATCGAAATCTTTAAAAAACTCAATAGCATCCTCAATAATTGTTTCTTTGCTCTGATAGTAGCGCAATGTTTCAGCTACATCTTGAGCAAGACCATCAACAGTTATTGAGTCATGAAGCAAGATCGCGTAATTTGAGCGAGTAACTACCGCACCTCCAGTTGTAATTGCGCGAATGCTTGTGTCGTTAATAACTTCAGTTATTACAGCGATTTGTAACGGCTGAGTCAAAAATACAATAGTCGCACCAGGGCGAATGAGTGTTAGTTGCTCTCGCCATTTTGTGTCGTATCCAGTTATATAGCCTTGAGCGTCCATTGACGCCTGTCCGGTTCTGTAAATTGCCATGCGTTTTCTCCCATGTTGCATGTTAATGTCAATGCAGATAATAGCATTTACTAAGGCAAAAAAAAAC